ATGAATATGAACACCCACGACAACCATTCTTCTAGAAGACCACCGCTCGATACAAACCCTCTACCTCTCCAAGGATTATCAATACTATTTACAGGGTTATCGGGGGCTGGAAAATCTAGTATCGCACAAGCCTTAATGGACTACTTACAGCTACAACTTAAAAGAAATGTTACTTTATTAGATGGTGACATTGTACGTACCCACCTTTGCGCGGACTTGGATTTCTCAAGAGAGGGACGTACATCGAATATCGCCCGTATCGCTTATGTCGCATCTGAAGTTGTTAAACATCAGGGGATAGTTTTATGCGCGATTATCGCTCCTTATGCTGATAGCAGGGCCGAAATGCGTAATACAATATTAGAACACGGTTGTTTTCTTGAAGTCTATGTTAATACCCCAATCAGTGTATGTGAAGCTCGAGATGTGAAGGGACTTTATGCAAAAGCAAGAGCCGGGACAATCCACTCTTTCACCGGCGTTTCAGACACCTACGAACCGCCTGTTGAACCTGACTTTATAGTTGATGGAAGTAAAGGTTCGCCATCGTTATCGGCATTGGCGATTATAGACTTTTTGGTGAAAAAGAAATTAATCGAGATGCCAGCAGACGCAATAGTTAGATGACATGACCGGATGCATACGGACATAGGACAAACTGGTACAGTTGAGGACGTACGCGACAGTCATCGCTGACTGACTTGCGCCGACGACTACAACATCCAGCGCTGTGTTTTGAGTGTCTATTTTTTTCTCCCTTGCCACTAAAATATTTCCTTAAGCCCCCCCTCAAAGACGCTCGATTTAAGAAACTTGCGTCGGCTTTTAATGTCCCCATCCGGGCATGACGATCCAGGCGATACTACCCCGATCCGGGGACACCATCACCTTTGACCGACTAGGATCATGAGGTATGGATAACCAACGTGTACTGCGGTTAAGTATGACGGATAGGTTGCGTTGTGAGGATGAATACTCAATGAATCAACTATCAACGCTAATTGCTAAAGCCAGGGCCGGACTTGCAGGGACCATCTGCGGGGAAGGTGGCCGAGTTTGGATGTTGACGCATCCTACCCGGCCGCTCCTTTCACTTCGGTATAGAGACTTCTTTTGCATAGGCCTGACAGGCCCGTAGCGCGATCAGTCCTCGGTCGCCGGCATCGGTGATTCCGATAATTCGTTGAGCATGCGCTGGGTCAAGTTGGGCTCTTGTGGTTCCATGAACCACGCGGCCGGCGGTGCTGGTGGTTGGCATTGAACAGCTGCCGGTGGTGCTGGTGGCGGCGAGTACGACTGACAACCGCAGATCAGTAGTAGCCAGGCGATCACGCAGACGAGCCTGCTTTGTTTGCTCATCGGTCAATTCCTTATGGTGTGTTTGGTCTTTGGCCTGAAGACGTTGCTCTAGCGCTAAACGCCTGCCCTCCTCCGCTCTCTGCTTATCGGTGGATGCTTGGACCTGTTTGTTTAAAGCATCGTAAGCGATCCATCACCTACACATTCAAAGCCGCCCATTGAAGCCTGATGCTGTGCTCCCGATCTCTTTACGGAGCCAGCACCTCATGATGCGTCCCGACGCCAAAGTCGAAAAAGTCTACCTCTACCCCAAGCCCGTGGATTTTCGAAAATCCATCGACGGCCTCGCCGCCCTGGTCGAGCTGGATATCAAGGTGGCGGTATTCGACCCGGTACTTTTTGTTTTTCTAAATCGCCCCCGTAACCGGGTGAAAATCCTTTACTGGGAGCGCAATGGCTTTTGCCTTTGGCTCAAGCGCCTGGAGTCCGAGCGTTTCAAAACCTCGCCCGACGCGACTGACGAAGCCATCGTATTGAGCGTCCAGGAACTGAACTGGCTGCTTGACGGTTTTGACCTGTGGCGCAACCGTCCGCATCAGGTTTTGACGCCGCGATTTGTTGCTTGATTGGGTATAATCCGGGCCATGACTTCGATGCCCGACAACCATCCCGATGACCCGGCTGCGCTCAAGCAATTACTTGCTCAGATGCAGTCGAAAGTCGCTCTTCTTGAAGAGGAAAATGCACTGCTTCGTCAGCGCCTGTTCGGACGAAAATCTGAGCAAACCGTTGATCCGATGACACCACAGCTGCCGTTGTTCAATGAAGCTGAAAGTATCGCCACGCCAGTGCCCGTTGATGCTGAGGAAGAAGTTGTCGCCCCGACCAAACGCCGTGGCAAACGCAAGCCTCTACCCGCTAACTTGCCACGAATCGAAGTCATCCACGAACTCCCCGAACACGAACTGACCTGCATTTGCGGCTGCCGCAAACATACCATCGGCGAAGAAACCAGCGAACAGCTGGAGATCGTGCCGATGCAGATCCGGGTGATCAAACACATCCGCAAGGTCTACGGCTGCCGTGGTTGTGAAACTGCACCGGTCACCGCCGACAAACCCGCGCAACTGATCGAAAAAAGCATGGCCAGCCCCAGCGTGTTGGCCATGTTGCTGACCGCCAAGTATGTCGATGGCCTGCCGCTGCACCGTTTCGAAAAAGTCCTCGCTCGCCACGGTGTCGATATCCCGCGTCAAACCCTGGCGCGCTGGGTGATCCAGTGCTGCGAACACTTCCAACCGCTGTTGAATCTGATGCGTGATCGGTTACTGGAAAGTCCGATTGTTCACTGCGATGAAACGCGAGTGCAGGTGCTCAAAGAGCCAGGTCGAGACCCGACCAGCCAATCCTGGATGTGGGTACAAGCCAGCGGCCCACCGGCGCGACCAATCCTTCTTTTTGACTACACCACCAGTCGAGCGCAGGAGGTGCCGTTGCGGCTGCTCGGCGACTATCGTGGCTATTTGATGACTGACGATTACGCCGGCTATAACGCCTTGGCCGCACAGCCGAGTGTCGAGCGTTTGGCTTGTATGGCCCATGTACGGCGCAAGTTTGTCGATGCGCAGAAAGTGCAGCCCAAGGGTAAAACCGGTCGGGCCGATGTTGCGCTGACGATGATCAACAAGTTGTACGGTATCGAACGTGATTTGAAAGAAATGACGGATGAGCAGCGCTTTGCCGGTCGCCAGGAAAAGAGCTTGCCGGTGCTCGCGCAGTTGAAAAGCTGGCTGGAGAAAACTCAGCCGCAAGTCGCATCGCAAAGTGCTCTCGGCAAGGCGCTCAGTTATCTGGGTAGCAACTGGAGCCGGCTGGAACGTTACGTGGAGGCCGGTTTTTTACCGATCGACAACAATGCCGCCGAAAGAGCGATAAAGCCGTTTGTCATAGGGCGCAAGGCATGGTTATTCAGCGATACGCCCAAGGGCGCCACCGCCAGTGCCCAGATCTACAGTCTGGTCGAAACGGCTAAAGCCAACGGCCAGGAGCCCTATACGTGGCTGCGCCACGTACTGGAGCGATTACCGCAGGCTGAATCAGTTGAAGATGTTGAGGCGTTACTACCCTGGAATTGGAGGGCATCATGAGTATCAACATTGATCATCTGAGCGTCGATGAGTTAGTGACATTGAATCATCACATTATCGAACGGCTGAAGATGTTGGAGTCATTGGAGGCTCATAAATCGATGATGCAGTTCCATCCGGGAGCACGGGTAAGCTTCGATTCACCCAATGGTGAGCGCCTGTCCGGTACCGTCATGAAGTTCAACCGCAAAACCGTCACAGTGGTAACCGACACCGGCCAGCGCTGGAATATTTCGCCGCACTTACTGTCACCGATCAAAAACGTACAGGCGGGGATGGTGGTGGATATCAGGCCGAAAAAATGAAGTAACTGTGCCGAGAATCGTCTCCGCGCCAGCATGATTTGATTCCTCCCCACCTCAGGCGCCGTCTGTTTGGATAAGTGGGGTTTATGGATCAGTTACATTTCGCTGACCGGAATGATCTGCAGCCCGTCCTTTTTGCCGTTCGGCGAGTACACGAACAAGTTGCGGAAGTTGCCCGACCCCTTGGAATCCTTGAGCGCCTTGCGCAGGGAGTCGACGTCCGCTTCGTTCTGCGCGGCATCGGTCACGTAGAGGATGAAGCCGGCATGACTGCCGTTTTCGTAATATTTGCGACGAAACAGCGTGGCCGACTCGTTCAGCAGTACCGACTGCAAGGCGCTGATCCACTCGGGCAGGCCGTACACTTCCTGATGCAGATCAGCCTCCCGCAGATGGAAAACGGTGCCCTACTCAAATTCGTGCTCTTCCTTCCAGCCCTGGACCATGAACTGCCGACAATCCTTGCCCGAGCGCATGTACTTCGCCAGCGGCGGTACCAGCTCGCGCACCGGGCCGAGCATCGAGCGCCGCCCTTCCAGATAGGCGTTGCCCAGGCACAGGAATTCCGGGGCGAACTGTTCGCATGCCGAGTGCGAAAGCAACCGATGTGGAATAAAGGTCTTGCTTAAAAGGTTGCGCCTGAACATCAGCCCAGAATGCGGATGCACGCTAGAACCCACCGACCGCGCCAGACCGTCCAGTAAAATTGGGCGCGACCCCGGCATATTCCACACACGGCAACGCCCCCCCTCGAAGTGGTGAAGGTCACGAAATACACCTCCCCGACACCTAAGAGACATCCCTGATAAACTGCGCCATTCGCCTCGTTGACTCAGATTGCCAATGTCCCTACAAACTGCTCCGCTATCCCGCTGTTTCTCTGTCGAGCCGATGATGGATGGGATCGACAAACCCGCCTGAAAGCCTTGATTTTACTGGCCCTCCGCAGATCTTCAAGCTGTCCCGTGTGCACTCAGTGTGCAATTTCAGAACCACTCATCGCATCCCTCTCGACCTCTTCACGACCCCTTTTCGTTCTCCATGCCTAGCATCAGTCCAGTCGCTCTCAGAGCTTCACGACAGATCTGTCTGTCCAACCCATGGCACTCACGACTGACACTGCCTACTCAGGTGGGTGAATAGACACCAGGCTCCGCTCAATTGGAGTGCGACATGACCATGAGCCACTCTGGTCTACTGCGTCAGCCCGGTCTCTCGCAATCACCCTCAGTGACATGAAGCCATTTCACTCTCATTGCCTGCGACATTTCCTGGTTCCGCACTCATGTACTGCGACATTTGAGCCTCTCCACACTCGCATACAGTAACCACTATAATATGTCGCATTGACACTTTGCGAAGTCAGAAGTATATCGGGCCATTTAAGGCACTTCTGTTGCCAGAGCTGGCACTTGAGTTGCCATTTGAGGCACTTTTATTGCCATTTAAGTCAAATATTTTTCATAAAACACTTCCACCACCCCTTGCTCCATTTGCATAATAAAACTAGATCTTATGAGTGGCCAGTTGTGTCTATGATAGACATTAAATGAGCTGCTCACTCTCCTTCGGAGGTTGCGCATGGAAAACAATAACAAAAAAGGCAGGCCAACTCTTGATGCTTCAAAACGTCGGGACAAGCCACTCATCATCCGACTCAGCGCCAAAGAGCGAGATGTCATTAAGCGCAAGTGCGAAGAAGCTGGTTATCAGGCCGCTGGTGCTTTCGTGCGTGACTTTCTGATCCACTCGAAAATGCCAGGAAAAGTACGCATTCCCCTGGCTCACATCCAGATTTCTTTGGAACTCCAGAGGATCGCAAGCCTGATCAACAAAGGTGAAAGTTCTGAGCGAATTGTTCAGGAGCTATTTGAAATGAACAATCGCCTGCTGGGCATTGGAGAATAATAAGATGATTGGAAAAATCACAGATAAAGGTGTCGGTTCATTCCGCAACCGGATCGAGTACATCTTTGGGCTGCGAAAGCACGAGCATGCACTCACTACTATCAGGACGATTTGCCGGAATTGCTTTTCTTCCGATCCACTTCGCAATGGCCACGACAAAGACAAAATCGATGTAGAGGGCATGATTGCCGAGTTTGACGCTGTTGAGAAACTGCGAGACAACGCAATTGATAGCGATCGAGTCGTGAAGCCAGTCTGGCACGCAATCCTGTCACTCCCACCAGGTGAAGAGCTGACAGACGTCCAATGGCAGGAAACCGTAGAAATGTATCTCCATGACCTCGGTTTCGGCGACGACAACAAGTGGGTTGCTGTTCTACACGGCGATACTGACCACCAGCACGTGCACGTGGTCGCTAACCGGATCTGCATGAATGAAGAGTTCAGCATGGTGAAGGACAGCAACGAGCGCTCCCGGAGCTGCGATAGCACGTCTAGGATCGAGGATCACTTCGGCCTCAGCAAGGCGCCCGCACCAATCGAAACGTGGGGAACCACCATCACCAGGGGCCAGATGGAAGCCTCTCAGCGCGAAGGTACGACGCCTCTCAAGCACCGAATGGTCGCGAAAATAGCAGGCGCCGTAGAAGCAACCCAGTCCCAGAACGGTGACATGTTCCTGCTCGTTCAACTCCTGCGCCGTCAAAGGGTGTTCGTACACTTCACAAAGAACCAGGAAGGGCAACCAACCGGCATCGCCTACGAATACAACGGCGCCGTAATCTCAGGCCGCAAGCTAAAACGCAGCCGCCTAACATTCCAAAAACTAACCACTCAGGAAGGCATCGAATATGACCCACAAACCTTTCCAGCTCTTGAGGCAGAAGCTGCTCGAAGAGATGAGGAGCGCGAAGAACGAATCCGAATTTTCTATCTCGTGCTCAGAGCCCGTAATCGTCGACCCATCCGTCTCAGCATCAAGGCGCGTCAGCAGCAAGAGCTTGAAGCAACAATCAAGTTGATAATAGCTGCGATCTTGGCTCTATTTGGTATCAGAGCGAATTGGGAGCTCGAAGACAAAAAAGAAGGCGAGCCCTACTACCAGCTCCGCTCCAATTGGACATCATTGCCTCAGGTTGAACAGGAACAGGATGTAGATAACATGTTCAATAACCAAGCCTTGGACAACACATACGGCTGACACAAGAAAGCCCTGCGCTGCAGGGCCATTCTTTGCAAACAAAACCCATCTTCCCCCGCCAATAACTAAAAATCCCTGGAGTTCAGGGATTCTAAAGAAAAAGGGTGCGAGATATGGAATTTGGCTCGTTAAGCACAGCGGAATAGTCGTTGACCATATATCCCTCCCCAAGCAAAAGGTAAGTCGAGTTGGCCGTGACGAATATGCATTTCCGCTCGAAATAGCGCATGTATGTCGTGACGTACGACAGCCCCAAATCCCGGCATTTACGATCTGCGATGATGTGGCCGACGAACATCTTGAAGGGCTTCACGATGCTGTAATCCGGCACCTGTGGCCATTCAAAATGGTCGAAGTCGTTCTCGAAGATGAACCAGTCTCGGACAATCGCAATGGATTGGGCGTCAGACTCGCGGTATATCGCCATTGCCTGGTTTTCACTCATCCCGCTTCCGATTATTGGCGTTGAGTGCTTGCGGAGCGCTGCTAGCTTCTCGGATGGGGTGCCAGGCGGGTATGGGGTGGGTCGCCAAGTCATGCTATTCCGCCTGTGTCGATAGCAGATCCCATGACAATTCTTCGTGATTTGAGACAATCGATCCTTCACCAACAAGCAGGTATGTGGTGTTTTTCGTTAGGAATGTATGACTCCCCAGGAAATGCTTCACGTAACCAGTCACGAGCCGACCCGACCCATCAAATCGATTCTTTTTGTCGGCAAGGACTTTCAGGGCAGTCAATCTGAACGGCTTCACCGTCTCTGATGATCCCGGTACGTTGCCATCGTCGTCAAAGGGTATGTACAGCAAGTACCAGTCTCGGACAACGGCGATCGACTCGACCGAAGACTCGTTGAAGATTCGCATGGCATCAGACTCGCTCATCCCGCTACCTTCCATGGCAACAGCGTGACGTGCAGCGACCCTTCGAAACAGTTCGTGATTGACCATGCGATCACCCAATTCAAATAATTATAGCATTTACTACTGCGACCGCTTATGTCAATACCGTCCTGGTAACGTTGATCACTATCGGCAACGAGCTGACCCCGTTGTTGTACGTGCTGATTCTGAATTCCAAGTTGTCACGTAAGACGCCGCCATTACTCGGTGCCTCGCCCTCAAACCTCCATGAATTCCCAGTGAGATTATCCACCTGGTCAACCTTCACGCCACTGGAATATACGCCAATCGACACGCTTCCCTCAAAAGCTTGATCGCGATCGTCAGTGTAGAAAACGACAGCCTGCTCAGCCCCTGACCTGTACCTCCAGGACACCTCTGCAATCCCGCTAATCTCACCACCCGCAACACCATTCACCAACACGCGAGCAGGCGGGAAAACCTGATCATTGGTGCCTTTGACGACAAATGAGCGCTCTGTTGCTTCGGGCTCTGTTTGACGGCGTGTTTGGGTTTTGACGAGCGTCTTGAGGTAGACCGCCGAGCCCGAATTGAACTGGCTGAGGGTGATGCCGTGACCCTCGCTGACTGCCCAGAGCTTGGTGCTGGCTAGGTGTGCTTTTGCGGTGCTTCCGAAGAGAGCCCGGCGTACGTTTTTGAGCTGAGCTGTTGTGCTAGTGAGGATCGTGAAGGTCTCGTAACTGAGCCATTCGCCATCGATGTAGAGGATCCCCAGGGCTTCGCGGTTTTCGTTAGTGCTGTAGTTGTCGAGCAGAGAGATGTCGCCGGAAATAATTGGGCCGGTGAGCAGGGTTGCGGGACTTTCTGGGAGTGCCTCGCTGAGCTGAAAGACGGGCGTGAATTGGTAGTCGCCTTGCTCGCTCCATGACTCGATTCCTTGCCGCGTAATGAGCTTGTAGTTCTGGCTTGCTGCAGGTTGCTCAGCGAGCACCATCAGCGTTCTTGTCAGGCCTGCGGTTTCGTTGAAAATGGCTGGGGCTTCGACGACCTGAATGCTTACTGGATCAGCTGGCTCAAACACTGGCTTTGTCCATGTGCGCTCGCCGCCATCTGCATAGACCGTGTTTTGAACGCCGAAAACGTCCTGGGTCAAAGTCAGTTTAATCAAGCTGTCGTTGAGACTTCCGACGTCGACAGACATCACTCTCATGACCAAGCCTTTAACGTCCAGCGGTGGCCAGTCAAGCGTTACTACGTCCAGCATTTCGATGTCGTACATACTTCGATTGCACTCGACGATACAGCTGGCCAGGGGCACTGACAAAGGTCTGAGTTCTCGCTGAGAGACTTTGGCAGCAAGAGCCCCGGTCGAAATGGACATGTAGTCGTAGCTCACGCCATCGCTGTCGCCCTTGTGGATCCGGAGACCCAGGTTTTGCGCAGTCGCAGTGCGCTCAGTGAAGCCATCGCTGATCGACATGTATTTGATTTTGACTTCGTTGATTGCGGTGTCTAGGGAGCCACGGTTAAAGTTGCTGATGCCCCTGATGTTGTTAGCATTCAGGGCCGGCAGATCGGCAATGATGTAGTCCTCGCGGGCCAGCTTCAGCTTCAGCTTGCCAGTTGCCGCGTCAGTGACGAGAGATCCATTGATGACCTTGAGAATGTCGTCGATGACCGCTGATGCTTGTTTTGCCGAATCGACCGCACCGCTGACACCATAGCCTTCATTGAAGAGGATCTGCGCGCAGGCCTCGATCGTTGCAAGATCAACCAGAGAGGCTGAAATCGACGCCCCGAATCGCTTGTCCATGAGGAATTCGTAGATGACATAGGCCGGATTCGCGTCGTAATCGCCGACGACTTCGATGGCCTTGTTGCCGCCTGGCGACGCTGGGTATCGGCTGCAGACAAAGGAGATCTTGGCGGGAGTTTCTGTGTTGCCGATGTAAAACTGCTCAAGAACGGCGTAACAGACCCCGCGCAATCCAGAAACTAGGTCGACACCAACCACGCGCTGCAGGTAGGCGTTCGCTTTTTGGATCAGGCTACCGTTGTAGAAGCTGACGGTGCCCTGAACTCCGCCGCCGCTCTCTTCGCCGCCAAACAGGTCAGGCTTGTTGATAGTGAAAGAACCAGAGGTCACTTGCCCCGACCAGGCTTTATCGTCGTCAAACCAAACTTCACGCAGGGTAACGTCCGGGCCATGACAGATCCCCAGCTGCACACCCATAAAGTACTTATACCCAATCGTCATCTTTTTTGACGAGAAGCCAGACTTCACTTTCTTAGTGATTTCTTTTGAACGAAGATCTCCATACCAAAGAACGTTGGCCCCGCCAAGCTTTCGAGTCCCGTACAGAACTTGAATTGGTCTCTCTGCCGCAGTCGGGAAAGTAAAATCCTCTAGCCCAGCAGGTTTGCGGTCATCTTTTACTTTGCTGCCAATGAACATCATCGCGACAGCAATAACCATCATGATGATTTGAAAAATAGCGAGAGCGCCCATGGGTTTCTTCTTATTTTTATAGGAATGGGTTTTCGTCAGGAATAGTCAGGCATCCCGAGAAGTTTTCAAAGTTATTGAAAGATTGGCAGGCTCTGGCAGAGCGATCGCAGCCTTTGGCAAGTTTGACTTGGCTACCTGCTGATAATGAGTCCATCCCGGAGATCATGGTGACGCTGTTCTCGGATGGGTTAACTTCCAGGATCATTCGATAGTCAGTTTCGTCAAATGAAACTAGGCCAGCCAAGTAATAATCAGCTTCATGATTGAGTGCTGAAAGAAAGATCTTGGCGCCGCCGTCTTCGACTTTAAGGACTGTCTGGGTTTCTTGATATTGCGTGATATCAAGAGTGCAGAGATCATCATAGAGGTGATGGTTGCACTGGCTCTGATACCCAAACCTTAGGATCTGACGACGGAGCAAGGCGCTTGCTGGGTTGCAGGTCAGCGTGGCAATGCTGTTGTTCCATGCGACAGCGCTGACTTCCCCAGCAAATACGTTGACGTACAGGTTCTTGTTGTCGCGCTGGGATCTGAAGATTTTGAGGTTTACGTGTTTAGCAGGCAGATGCGATCGGAACAGCAAGGGCACTGGGGAGTCGCCAGGCAGGTCAATGGTCAGCTGGTTTTTGTAGTCCTCTGCTGTTCTCTGGACTTTGCCGCGTTTCATTGCCAGGGGTTCATAAATAACACCATCAGTGTGAAGGTGTGATCTAGAACCGGACGTATAGGCAAAGAACTGCGAGCCAAACTCAAACAGATAGAGCTCGACAGGCTTGTTAAGTGATAGTGATCTCTCGATCGATTTCAGGGTCAACATAGATCAGCTGCTTTATTATTTTTGTGATTGAGCTGTCAGCAGGCGTATCGAAAGTGTGAGCAAACTCATCCGATTCGAAACGCCCCAGGAATAGTGGTGCTATATACTCAACATCTTCGATTTTGATATTTTCGACCGACTCTTCAAGTGTTACCACTTCAGTGTTGTCTAGGCCATCAATTGCAGATTCGACGTTTCGATATAGCACAGTTCCATTATACAACTTGAGCGCAATTGCCGGGGCAAAGGTGTTCGACTTCAGGAAGTTTTTGTAGTTAGCCTGAGCAATGGTTATCTCAAGTGTAGGAGCTTCTATATCCTTGACCAGATGCATAGCCACTAGAGGGCTTTCGATGTAGAACTCGCCCTGGGCGCCACGCTCAAGTTCAGCAAAGTCATCAAAGCGTTTTCGGGACTCTTGGTTAAAGAATCTCCAGCTGTATTGGGAATATTTCACTGAGCCTTGCACGCGATCGTAGATGTAACGTCGACCGATGGCTGGGTCTAGCGATTCCCGCAGCCGCTTGTATTGAATAGTGCAGTCTTTTGAACGGTCGGGCCTGATGTCCAGTACTCGCTTGCGATTGAAAACTGTGAAGTCATCGACAGGCTCAGGACGAAGCAGCTCCACCTCGTCGAAATCGAACGATGCCCCTGTGACTTCGACATTCATCCCGTGCGCCGTTGACGAGACATCTTCGTTGATCCATGCCTGGCTAACCGGCACCAGGCGAGCGCCGCTTCGATAGTTTTTCTTAACCAAAAAACCAAACGTCACCACACCGTCCGCAACAGACTCAACAAGGCATATCTCCCACACATCCCCATCACTCAGCATCACTCGACAGCCAGGCACCACCCAGGCGCTCAGCTCGGACACGATTGCTTTGCTATCAAACCTTGCAACAGGCTCTGCGAGCTCAGATTGCATGGGCCAGATCGGAACCAAATATTGCCCTGAGAAATTCCCGGCGAGATTGCTGAAGAGGTACTGGTCGGTGTCAGCTAGCCCGTACTGGTATGTTGCCGACAGTCGAGGTTGATCACGAAGAGAAATGCGCTGCTCGGCCCCATTCCAGGATTCAATGACTTCGGTTAGGTAGCTGTGACGAAGCTCAGGCTGCATGCTCCAGTCGATAGGGAAATTCAGAACAATGGCCATCTTCGCTGAGAGCTGGAAGCTGTATGAGCCTGCCTGACCAAAATCAAAAGAGGCTCTGTAGCTCAAGTCACCGGATGTTTGGTTAAGAAAAACTGAGTACGCTGATGAAACGAAAGAGGCCACTCGACCTGAGCGAATGCCATCCAGGTCGACCCCATCAGCTCCATATTCTGTAATCCCAGCCAACTGCAGGCTCGAACGATACGAATGCCAGATCGAGAACTCGAACGACTCTCCGCCAGTAATCAGTCCTGCATCAATCACCGGTGGCGATACGAATACATTGTCGAAAAACACGTCTCCCCACGTTCCCGAGTCAAGCCCCTGATGTACCAGATTCAGGCCAGCGTATCCAACGTATCCGTACCCACCGCGCACTCCAGATCTAGCACTCACCGGCTTTGGATCAAGCGCAAAGTCATACCCGCAGTACCTTGGTTCCGCAGCGAAAATGGTCAGGAATCCAGGCGAGATCTTAGGCATCGACTTTCACCGCGAACCCCAAGCCGAAGTATGGCTGGATACGGACAGCCGGAATTTCTTTGCCGAAAAATGGGAAGATCTTGAAGACCTGATCGCCGACCATGTAGTCCTGACCCGCAGCCATGAGGTCGCAATTCACGAAGTACAAGTCATCAAATTCAGCAAACGGAGACCAGGCACTATCGTTCAGGACGTACGTGTACACAGGCATCAACGCTGAGAGCCCATTCAGCCTGTTCGAGCTCCTAGCACTGCTGCCAATCGTGCCGACCTGCGCAGGCGACGAAGGGCTGAAGTTGGGCACGCGCACGCCATTACCAACTGACAGCCCTGAGGCAAACCCGCGAGTTCCGGAGTCCTGATACGAATACAGCCAGCCGCTGTAATCAGCCTTCGAAATCCACAGCGAAGTGACGGCACCTGAGTGATCGAAGGGCACGGCCTTACCATCGCCAGAAGCGTATTCCATCCCCGTCAGAACGCTTCCGCCAGTACCCGCAACGATGATCGGCGCATCTCCGAAAAACGCATGGCTATACCGACCGTTTTCAAATTCAGAAATCAACAGCACCCGCGCATCAGCAGTGAACAGATGGTAAGTGCCTGACGACCCGGCGCGAATGTACCGGCCATTGTTCGAATAACCAGGCTGCTGGAACCAGGATTGGGCTGCATCAAAGCCAGTGCTGATACGCATATCGATGCCTGACTTCCCATACCCGGAGCTCCAGCCAGCGCCCGTAGGATTGAAGTCGTCGAAGCTACGCAGTGCGATGTACGTTGCCCCTTTGTGCATGTGAAGACGCTTCCCAAAGCGGGTGTCAGCGATGTCCACGTAAGCATGGAGATCGATCAACCAGCCCTCGGCAAAGAGCTTTTCACGCACGATCTGCATGAGGTTCTCGGAGCCTGCAAAGGAGCCTGTCTGATATTTCATGCGAGCCTCAGAGCGAAGTATTGGGAGCCCCTAAAGATGTTCGGGACAAGGAGATATTGGTCATCGCCGATCGTGACGACTGACTCAGCCGATGCACCGACATTGCTAACTGCAAACACGCCGTCGAGGTATCCGCACCAGAGTCCGTCATCTACGCCTTCACCAGTAGCTGGGGAGCCTGAGACCACCATCGCGTTGTACAAGACATGATCCCCGGCAAGGGTCTTACCCAGGCCCGCAACACCGCCGTCAAAGGGCCACACGTAGCCCAGGTCATACCCGTAATTTGGGGTGAAGTTCAGGCTGTCACTGGAATCATTCTTCGCAACGGCTTGCCACCCTCCGCCAGGCAGGCAAACCCTCGGAGGCCTAGAAGCCCCGCCATACCAAGGGAACCCAGAGGCAGTCGAAGCAGTGGAAGACCAGGTATCAGCATCCCCCGATCCCCCAGCAAAGCACGGAAACGGATACGACTCAGTGTTCGCAAAAGGCAGCAGCAGACCTAGGTAAAAACTGTGGTAGGAATTGGAGATCCGGCACACCCCCGCTAGGCGCCTTTCCGAGACTGACAACCACACCTGAAACGCCTGGTCATGCAGCGGCACCCGAGGCAACTGATACCCACCAACCGGCGTCTTAATCGCACCAATTTGATCAGCGATCGCACGACCTGGATCAAATGACCGAAACGCCTGCAGCTCTACGTTTACGCCATCAATCAACAGCGCAACATAGCCCCCTGCCGGAACACGCAAGACCTTCGCAAAAGCAGAATTCGACTCAACAACCCACCCCTCGGCAGTGGCACTGGCAAGGAGTTTGGTCACAAAATCGGTGTGTGATGCAGCAGTGAAAGTGTAGAGAGCCATGTTTTTATTCTTCTAGGCTTTTTATTTATTATAGCACTTACATGCTCTTGATTTCGGAGCGATTTGCGCGGATGTGGTTCATAATTACTCGCTCGCCATCAGGGCCTTCAAGAGCTGAAGCAATCGACGGGGAGTCCAAGACGTTGTTGATCGTCACACGGGTTTGCTCACCACCACCTGTGCCGCTATTTCCCTTATTGATGTTGTTTCGATGCCTTGGATCTTGGGCTGTTAGCATCTCTTCGCCACGCTGAGCAATGATTGGAACTTCGTCTGGGCTAAGGCCAATCACACCGCCCGTGTGGAATCTTAGAGCTCCTGCGAACGCCAGCGGTGATACGTAGCCAGACATGCCTCCTGGGGCTCCGATCACGCCGCCACCGTGCTTTTTGCCGAACAGGCTAGCTAGGCCACCAGCTGCTGTTGAGCCACCCCCGGTTGTCATGCCCATCATGCTTTGAATCGCGTACTGAACCATGAGCTGGGCGATTACTTGCAGGATCGTGCTAATCATCGCCGAACCCATGTCAGCGAACGCCTCTTTTGCAGATTTGCTACCGGAAATGATCGAGGTGAATGCATCACCAAGGCCGGTAGACATACTCGACTGCAGATCTTTCCAGGTCTTGTCGAACGAAAAGACTTCCGACTTTGCAGCCTCCAGGCTGTCTTTGGTTCGATCGACATCCTCCTGATTACCCGTGGTTTCAGAGGCCTTCTGACCTCGTTCGCCAAGGGCATTCACTTGAGTCAGATAGTCTTTCGACGAGATCTGATTGTTCTCAAGCTTTCTCTTGAGGGCAGCGTATTGCCGGTCAATCTCATCCAACTCTGCTTTCGCTTTCTTTGCCGCGACCAGATCTGCAGCAGCCGTCGAGTCCTCACCCATGGCTTCCAAAATGCGTTTGGTGTCAGCGAAATCGCGTTCGATCTCAAGCAGATCGGCTTTGTAGTCAGAGCCGCGAATGCGCAGCAAATCGACTTCCAGCTGGTCTTTGATGGCCTGCACCTGAGCTTGAGAATCAGCCAAAGCAGAGGCACGATCAGCCTTCAGCAACGCTTCCTGGTTCGCGAGCTGCGACGTCAGGTTGACCTGCTCTTGCTTCTTAACGCTGATCTGAGCCTCAATGTCTGCGATCGCACCAAGAGCCGTACCGCGCTCACTATCTATAGTCGACTGGCCCAGGACTTTTTGCTGTGCCGAGAGCTGCGCCTGTAGCACTTTCAGGTCTTCACCGATGCTCGCTTTGCGCTGATCGCCGATCTCCCGGTTTGCTTTCAAATCGATTGCTAAGCGGGCATCAGCAACCTCGCCGGCAGTGAGTTTTTCTGCAGTTACGCGATTATCCAGGGCCTTGTTTTCGAGCTGCTGGCGGGTCTGGATCGACTCAATGGTTTTGTCGATGGCCATCTTCGCGAGATCAGCTTGGAGCTTCGCCTGGGTTGCTGCGAGGTTTGCTGCAGTTTGGGTATTTGTCAGTGAGTTTTTGGCATCGCCGCCTTTGCTAATACCAAGCTTTGCGCGTGCTGCATCCTGATCGACCAATGCCTTGTTCTGAGCCTCGATCGCCGCGCCGGCATCAAGCAGTTTGTCTGTCGCTGTTGAGATCGCACCGCTGATGCCGCCGACACCAGTGAGCGTGGCCCTGACTGCTTCCTGCCCGAGCTTGTCGAGGGTTTTCGAGGCTCCTTCTGCTTGTGCAGCGAAGTCTTTAAAAATGCCCCCGCCCAAGTCGCTGTTGACCGGCTGATTTAGGTCGGCGATCGAGCTGTTGATGTAGCTCCTGACGCTGTCCAATGAGCTCGACATAGAGCTTGCGAGGCTGCCGGGGATCTTGTTCAGCAGTGCTTGAATGCCAGGGACAAACGAGTTGCCGACCAAGCCCAGCACATCAGCAAACGCTTTGCGGTAGAACGTGACGAAGCTGCCCACGAACTTGCCGAGGTACGTCAGGATCTGATCAAAACCGAGCGCGAACACACCGGCAGTGTCAGCGGCCCCTTTTGCGATAGCGAAAAAGATCGAGTACAGCGCGTCACCAACACGCCCAAAAGCTGCGAATGCTTGGCCTGCAGCACTCACGATGCTACGAAATTGCTCGCGGCCAGAGCTGCCAAGTTCGTCAACACCGGTCTTAACATCGGTCGTGCCCTGCAGCATCATTTGAATCAGGGCGGTGAATTCTGGGGCAGCGTCAGCCACCGCTTTCTTGAAGCTGGTAGATATCGAGGTGGAAAGCTCGTTGAACGTGCGGTTGAGCTGCTCGACGTTCTTCGTATCCAAGCTGCTCAGGGTGTACCCGGCTGCCTTGGCCTGCGCCATCAGATCCTTGAACTTGCCTGATCCGTCTTCGAGTAGCGGCAGCAGGTTTCGTAGGTTGTCCGAGCCGATCTGATCGAGGAATGTAAACTGGGCACTAGAAGACATACCCTTCATAGTGTCCGAGATTTTCTGAAGCTGCTCTAGGGGGTTCAGCTTCATGAACGCTTCGCTAGACGTCTTCATGACTTGGAAAAAGTCGATGGCACCACCAGATTGAATTGAGTTCATCTCTTCAATCTTGATACGAACTTCTTCTAGCGCGTCAACAAACTGCTCAGCCCCGACTCCGCTTGTTTTGAATGCAGCGTACTGAGCAGCAGTCAAATCCTCAACGCTTACTTGCAAGCGCTTTGCTGCAACGTCAAGCTCTGTAAGCTGACCTACCGTTTCTTTAATGGCACTTGCGCCGGCAAATGCAGCAATAAGTGCGGTGATCTTGGCAGTTGCGCTACCAAGACCCTTGGACATGTCGTCGCGAGCCCGCAGGACGAGCTGAATAATTGTAGAACCTGCCATTTCTTATTCTTCTTTTTGGCTAAGTTGGTCGATTAGATTTTTGAACTCTTTGCCATCGCTCGTGGCAATAGCGATGCGGCTCATGTGGTCAGCAATGATCTTGGTCATCAGCTGATCGCGCAGACGATCTTTATGGATACCCACTAAGTGCAACAGGCGCTTAATCGAATACTGGTAAGGGTTGAGGCCAGCATGACCATTGGCTATCAACAGTTCGCAACATTCAATAAGAACAAGCGCAAACTGCTCTGGATCTTGTTCTTCGGTAGGCTTGGATTTTTTCCTCGACGCTTCGAACTGAGCTACTTTTTGAGCAGCGGTAAGATCGTCGGGAGCAGCTTTTCCAGACTTTTTTTTAGGCCATCAGGAAACGTCAGCGCAAAGACTGTCGCCAGCAACTCAAGCTGGATGGGGAAAGGTAGATTTCGAACATACTCTTCGGCACTACGCTGTTTGCAAGCACATGCAACACACGCAGCAGCAAACCCCGGAAAGCTCATCAAGATCTCTTTCGATACATCAGGGTCAGCAAGTGACTCTTTTACGTTACGCAGAAAAATAGCGCCCAGGGCGTCTTTGTAGCCATCAACAAGATAAATGAAGTCTTCGGTATTCAGCCCGAACACATCGATAGTGACTTCTGGCTTTTCTGCAGATGCTTGAGTAATAGTAATCGGGCGCGAGGGGATCACGAGATCGGAGAGTGCCATAGATTCTTCTTATTATTATGTGTGGCTTTTCTTCATTATACCTAACTCAGCCCCCCCCCGTGGGCCAAACCCAGTTTGACAACAAAGAAAATCGAGGTAGAACTATTTTCGTTGTATACCGCAATTGCTGGAGATGTCTACTGGCGCGGCATGATAGGCATCGGTAGTATTGAAGATGTAAGCAATGCACAACAAGAGAGAGATTTGAAATGAACGATATCGAATATGACCCTGAGCTGAACGCAACGAAGGATGAGATCCGCGCAGCAGTTCGGAATATTGCCTTGAACTCAGAAGCCTGTAACTTCGTCGAATTCCGGAAGGAAGTGGAGTCTATCGGCTCTGACCTCATTATTCCGCCAGAAATGGATTGGGTTGTAGAAGAGGCCCTGCAGGAATACAGGTCACTCGCTCTGGACGAGGAGAATGGCCATGTTTGATGCTCGCACTGATATCCCGCCGATGCTTACTGATTCGCAAATGATGTCGATGTCTCTTCAGGAAGTTACAGAGTACATGTGCAAGCGCAAGGTCGCACAGCGCAATGACCTCTCTTACGAGCGTGAAAGGATTGATGAGCTGGCTGAGTTCATTGAAGCCAATCTGCTGGATGAGCTTGCAGATCAGGGGTGCATTGAGGGCTTCTGCTTGAATGCCAGGGCTGGGCTTGAGAGGGAGTTCTCGAACCTGGAGGCGTTCAAGGAATCGTGGTGTACTGCAGCGGCAAGACAGATCTGGTTCAAGTACAATCACTGATTTGTACTACCTGAAAGAATAACCGGCCAACTGGGCCGGTATCCGATTTACTGGTCTGATGCGAATTGATCTTTTGGAGTGATCATCCAGGTATTAATATCTTCGCCAGGCTTGTAAGGAGCTATAAACTCCGGATTTCTACAATGCAATGTCAATATATTTATGCCTTCGCAAATCATGTTTGCAGTTTCGCGAGCTTGCAAGATCTGGCTATAGTCCATTTCGTGAACCTGCCCCGACTTATCATACTTAATCATCTTCATATGGCCACCACCAACCATAGCTAAGACCCCATGGGCGATATGGTTTCTTTTATCAAGCAAGCTCTTAATTTGTTTGCACATATTTATTATTCTTGATACTGCGGGGGATGGTGGTAGCTCCTCCGCTAGCGTACCTATAACCTTGACACGCTCGTCTGTTGTCTTTTTATTCCAATTATTCGGTAGGCTTATCGGGAGTTCTTGGCCAGTGAGAACCCCATAAACAAATATCAGCTGAAAATCGATTTCATTAACAGAGTAAATCACCCAGCCCATGCTCATAGCCCAATGGTGTCTATCTGCGTGTGGAACCACTTGCATTCCATGTCCTTATGCACTGAATATTTGAAGGCATCCTAACAAAAAAAACCGGTCAGTGACCGGCCTTTCTGGAATGCAGGTGGTTATGCATACTCTTCTTTGAACAGCTTCGACAGACCGCTGCCGCTCACGGCTTTGGACGCAAGCAGAGTGCCTTTGATTTCCTGTTCGCCGTAGTCGCTGGTGATGAGCTGACGCTGGGCTGCGGGGGACAGAGAGACTTTGTGATACGTGACCTTCACTTCGCGATCGTCTTCGGCAAGGTTGAACCCATCGAAAACAATTTGGACGTTGATGCCGCTGTTCACAAGGCCTTCGAGGCGAGTGGTGGCCTTGCTAGCATACGTGACCTCGATCACTGCGCCGTCCTCGAAACCAGAGTCTGCGTCGAACTCAATGGAGCCACCGGAGACACGATAAAGCCCGGCATCCAGTGGCTCGCCGCCAACGGTAATGGTGGTCACAGATGCGATCACGCCAGGGACGACGACACTCTTGCCCAGGTAGGCTTTGCCAGTCCAGACCTTCGACGCTACGGCGGCGTCTTTGGTCAGCGATCCAAATAGCGCCAGACGCATCAATTCAGAATTAAAATCCTTGGCGTTAATTGTGAGCTCGCCAGTGTTCTTGATGACCTTGCTCTTCGCAGTCGACAGAGTGCCAAAAGTGGTGTCCTGCATCTCGACTTTATCAGACGTCAGGGCCAATACAGCCGATGACGAGTGCGCGACAGCAGTGAAGCCACCAGTAGGCTCGTCGTTATCATCGAGCACGGAAATAAGGATTGCGCCATTGCCGATCCAGCCGATGCTAGTGTCTTTTACGTTTACAGACATGTAATCACCTTTGTTCTTATTTTTTTGGTGTTGGTAGATTAATCGAACGCTACATAATGCGTCCATGCAAGTTGCCAGGCGCTAAAATTGTTGTTTGACGCCTTGAATCCAGACAGAAGCTCTTCGAATGACTGGATTTTTGGTAAGTTTGGGTTGCTACTGGTTACGCCACGATACTTCTTCAGTACCTTTGAAATCTCAACACCCAAACTCATTGCACGACGGGAAATACCCTTTGTGTCCTGATCAGCCCTAGAGATAATGAACGCACCAAAGATGGCATCACAGTACATTTTTGGAGTGTCAGCAACAATGGGGCCGCCACCACAAGCCAGGAGCACATAACACTGATCGCCCTGCAGTGAAATATTCTTCAAGGTTTCGTCTGCTAGTTTGCCAGAAAAAAGATCCACCTTCGGTTTTGATGGCAAATTCTCAATGAGGGTTTTGTAGGCTTCTAGGGTTTCTGTGATTGCCATGTTTTTCTTCTTATTTTATCACAGGCGGAGTAGTAGCCAGGGCGTTTTCGAGATTTTGCAAGAGGATATTTTGATATTCGGCGAGCCAGGCTTTTGGAAGTCCGGTTTTGTCTGGAAGGTACCGTCTTTGTTTAACAGTGATGCCGTATTGGTGATTATCGGCATATATCAAGTTGCTTGCAAGTTCTAGGTTGGTGCCGCGCACGTTGTGTTTGATACTGTTGCGGAGTCGCCCTGAATCGAGGAGCGGCTGGCCTTGGCGGTGGTGAATAGGCGCCCATGGATTGCCGTAGGGATCTACTCCGCGCTGGAAACAGGTTTTGACTCGTGCAATCCAGCGGACTCCAATCTGATTGAGGCCTTTTTTCACGTAAGGGTTTGCGGGGCCGAGGTGCCTGACCTTGCTTACGAGCTCTTGTAGGGCCCGTGTGTCGACCTCCAGGGTGATGGGCTGGCTGGCTGCGGTAATCATGACCGGATCAGCCGAACGTTATGAAACCCTGATTTGCGGCTTTCCTGAGTTGCTGTGCGGATGCGGTTGCGGCCAGTGCCCAAGCCTTCGAACCATCGCCTGGCGTCTTCAAACCTGAGGCGCTGCTCGTCCGTGGGGTTCTCGTTCCACAGGTAATACCTGGCGATGTCCAAAACGAAGCCTCTGATGTCTTCGATCGCTTCGACGTCGGTGAGTGGGGCATCAAGGCCGGCAGACCGAACGTAGCTATCTGCGAGCCGGGAGGCCTTCTCGATGGCGCGGATGATCCTAGCTTCGCCTTCGCTGGGTAGCTGGTCATTCGGGAATTCTGAGGTGTAATCAAGGTAGGTTGCGTACACAGTTTTTCTTAACCAAAGTTATCTGGGGCTTATGGGCTCCTAACCTGGCCTCTTTACCCTCAACGGTACCTTCTCTTTTTAAATAGAAGAGAGGGGGTTGAGGGTGGAAGTAGGATTCTTTTGGTTAAGAGAAACGCTTTTTATGACAGTGACATGCCTTTCATTTCACTCAAAGGAATGACGTGATGGGAGTCCTGATCAACGAAACCATCAAGCGGCATACCCTTTTTCCACATCCTGAATCGAGTGGGGCCGAGGATCTTCATCTGATCGTCTTCATCCAGACCCTTTAAGAAATCGTCGAAGGTACCTGGTACTGGCTCATCATCCAGATCAAACATTGCGATCATCGTAGTGCGACAGCCAGGGTGAAATGGAGGCACCTTTCTCTTGGGATCTGAAACTTTGAATTTCTTGCCGTTCAGCGAAGCGCAAATCAGTGTGGTTCGAGTATCCAAAACGGAGCTCAGTTGGTACTGCTTAACCCCTGCCTCCTGAAACCCGATAATGTCCGCATTCGCAGTGACATGGGCCGCCGCCGTCCGCACCAGGATCTCAACATTCCTGCGACTGGCAGTGAACGGGTTCACAGGATCACTGACAATGGCATCGACGATCTTGCTCACCGGCAGCCCGTTAACCACCCCCAATCTAACAGCCCGCTTGACCGCATTCTGTGTAGCCAAGCTCTGCTCGCTGACCCATTCCTTCAAAAGTTTGCCATCAAAGGGATCGGACTCGATGAACGATCGAATGAAGTCCTCGCTTGTCTGCGCACCACCGATGTCGACTTCGAAAGCCTCTTCGTTCCAGTCAGCCTGGGATTTGTACAGGTCGGTCAACTCATCAACGAGATCCACTTCCATGGCGCTGTACTGATCACTTATCGCTCGATCGATTGTCTTGAGCTTTGCCTTTAGCCTGTAGGCACTGAGAATGCCGCCAGGCTTCACGTCGGCCCGTAGTTCCTCGGCAACCTGCGCCCGCAACTGGTACAGCTGAGCTACGGCCCCCCTGGCAATGCGCGTGTACTGCCCGCGAAGCTGGATCTGGCGTCCAATGATCTTTTTGGCTGAGACCTTTTTCATCAGGCCGTCCAGAGCGCAGCTTCAGCCTTGCGGCGTTTGACAAGCCCAGGCAGCCGCACACCCTTGGCATAAACCCATCTCATCAGCTGCGCTGGCACCGAAGCAAAGTCACCTCGATTGATCACCTTGCGAATCGTCGAGATCTCAAAATTCCCGGCGCCGCAGTTAAAGACAAAGTCGATCAGGGCGGCTATTTGATTAGCATTGAGTTTGACTTTTACCATCCTCATCACCGCCCCTGCAGCCTTCATTAGGTCAGCCCTAAGCAGCGCCTCAGCCTGGGCAACTGAGATCGCCGGAAACTGATGCAGAGGCGCCCATGCTGTCCGCGACAGGAGGTGGCCATAACCAATGGTGGGCAAGCCGACTGGGTCGTAATATGGCTCGATCAACGCGGTGGAGCGATCAGGATCGTGCAGCCCATCAAACTCCGGACGGCTCACAAGCCTGGCCGCGATCTCAACGGCTTGTTCCAGCAGAGAGCCAGTCATTACTTAGCCTTCGTGTGACGCTGAAGGATTCGACCGCCAAACCAAAATGCCATGATCGCGGCCAACATCGCTTCGTCAAATTCAGTCCACGAGCTCTTCAGCGCATCAAACCCAGTTAGGCCTGCAGCCTCAATCGCGTGAAATACGGCAACTTTGTACGACATGTAGAAAGCCACCATCGCATACGTGATCAATGGCCGACACATGCGGATCACGAAGTCCACATGCACGCCCACCAGTGCCACATAAGCTTTGACCCAGTTTGGCAATGTCCCACCACCAACAGAGCTGATCAGCTTATCGGCATATGACTCTTCGGGCTTATGAACGGCAACAGCTTCAGCAATGTCAGCCCTGGCATTGATCTCCTCAAGCCTCCACATGTGCTCAGATGAGGCTGACTCCATACGCAGCTTCATCAACTCAATTTCTTGAGTGTGATCCTGCTTAGCCTGGAACATGTCGAAAAGTTTGGGAACAAACGGCCCCAGGAATCCAAAGATTGCAGATACTATTGCGATCATTTCGACACCCCCTTAACAATCAGGGCATCGATCCGCACGCTGATCTTGTCGAGTTTGTCTTCAATGCGCTTACTGTCTTCCTTGCGCTCAATCTGATAAGTCTGGATTTGAGCCGAGACGATATCGACACGCTGATCAAGCAGTTCGATTTTCTTGTCTAACCCTGAATATGCCCATACACCGCTAACTACTAGGGATAGAAGTGGAATTAGGGCGTAAAGGGAAATGACGAGGCTGCTGGCGTTGGTTGGCGCCGGAGGAGTTGCTGACATGGTTATTCTTCTTATTGTTGTCAGTAAGGGCTCTATGGCCTTTAACTCATTGTAACATGTGCCATCTTGCAAGTGTGGGCATCAGAAACGAAAAAGCCACACACCGCTGGGCATGTGGCTTTACTTCCAGCAATGCCTTACTGCGTATTACAACGAGTAACCGCGCCAAAGTTGTAGCAGTTGGTCTGATAAGTAGGCTTGATTCCGAAATTAGGCGTTACGGGATTTAGATATGTGTTTTGCTGCAGACGCTGGTTGTTCTGCTGAATCGTATTATTCAGGTTGTTTAAGCTGTTTGTGAGCGTCTGGTTATTGATTGCTTCGGTCTGGTTGTTGATCGCCTGGATCTGCGCGGCCTGGACTGCCATTTGCCTTTGGCTCTCCACAGACCTTTCGAATCTTGCATTCCGGTCACTACTGAGTGCCATCATTCGACCGTAAATAGCTGTAACATCACCCTGTTCCTGGCAAATATCTCTGTAGTGCGCAGGCTCTTCAAAACTGCTTTTCGGAGCGGCACAGAACTTTTGCTTGTATGCCTCGACCTTTCTGTAAGATTCATTGGCATTCTGCTCTGCAGCAGCCAGCTTCGCTGTAATCTCAGCCCCGAGGTTATTCAGGAAGGCAATGTATGAGCCTGGAAGCTTGGCAGGCACGATTCCCTGCGGCTCAACCTTTTTATGTTCTACAACGCCATTCCGATACGTGACAATCCCATATCCGTAAAACTGACCAGCTTTCTTGATGCCACTGATTGAAAGCACCTGGCTAGCGGGATTAGTTTGCGTTTGAACTCCAATGGCATAGCCACTCGCGTAGAGTTTCCCGTACGAAATTTCGCCGCTAGCTACAGAGAAGTTCTTAAAATAGACATCACCACCAGACTGGATAGTCAAAATCTGATTATAGTTCTCACCTGTAGTTGCATTACCTATTTTGCCGACACCCGACATACCCTTCTCGGGGTCACCGTATCCGAAGGATTGAGAGGTGTAGTTACTCACTGAGTGGTAAGTGGGTTTATTCTGCCCGCCTGGGTATGTCGAGATCCACGATCCAGTGTCAACATCTCGAATCAAGAACTCCCTGCCAAGCCCGTATGCGTACCCGTCTTTACAGTTACCGTCCCAGTAAGCCTTCTCAATGACGGCAACTTCTGAAGCATTGCCCTCAAAGTAGATCTTGCACGACTCTTTTTTGTTTGCAGGCTGCAACCATTCGATCCGTTTCGCAGGTTCAGGACTGCCTGGCCCCTGGAGATTTGCTATGACCTGGTTGGCTTCCTCGGGAGACACTGACTTTAGGTTCGAGCAACCGGAGGCCATCAGCGCGGCAAGTGGAATCGCGAAATATTTGCTTTTCATACGTCTCTGCTGGCATGCAAAAAATTAGCGCGATGATAGCAGTTTCGTATCAGACGGACACTCAGGCCCAGGGCTTTTGCGGCCAAACAACTGCCTGAGGATCGGCAGCAAGCGTGATGTCCCGTAGGGCCTGCCTGTACTCAGCAATTGCCCGAATCCGTTCCTGGTCGGGATCTGCCTGGGCGATGCGGGCTTCGTCGTAGACAATGTTCAGCGCGTGATCAGCGCACACCAGAAGCTCATCCCGACGCGTGCGAATCATGTCCCAAGCTGCGGCCTTGTCGGTCTCCCAGATCAGCTCGCCATCGACGACTCGCGGTACCAAGCCGGTGTTGAGCTGTTCGAGGTAGTCGGTGAGTTCTGGGATATCGAGGCTTGGCAGGCTCGGCAGGCTGGAATCAGTGAGCGCGGTCACGTAGCCAGTAGCGGCGTTGTATGTGATTTTCATGTCTTGATATACGCCTTGAGCCCCGAGACTCCACTGTTAATTTTAGGAGTTCTGAAGACCACGTTAGAAGTGAAATTCATTGCGTTGTTCTGCATCGAGCCAGACTGCCCATTCACCGATCCCGCCGTGCCCACGTTACCCGCAACGATAAGTTCACCCACCGTGTGGTCGTAGTCGACAGCGCGATATCCAGTCATCTCAGGCACGTTTTCCCAGCTGCTGCCGCCGTCGAAACTCATCACTGGCCTGGCACCGTTTATACCGTTGAGGACGACGAAGGAGGCCCCGTAGGTCAGGCCGCTGTAGTAACTGGCTGGCATCACGACTTTCACGCTCGTATCGTCTTCAGCATTGAGCCTAAATTCCAGGTTGCCGGTTCCGTACAACAGGTAGTTCGACTTGCCGCCCACCAGGCGCACATAAGCACCGGCAACAACCAGAGATGGGCTCACGGCATTGGCAGTAACTGTGAGCTTGTGCAGCCCCTGAGTCCCAGCAGCAACCCCAGCGAAGTACACATTACCGTTCTCGGACTGACATACGATCGGGGTCACTGATCCTTGCGCATCAAGAGCCCCGATCTGCACGCCGAGGCTCACCGAAGTCGTGTCGTATCGCACAGCAATCACAGCGGTAGAGGTCTTGATAAACACAACGTCGACCGAGGCATTGAGAGACACAACCCCAACAACATCAGTAAGCCCAGCAGCTGTCCAGACGATCGATGCCAAACCTTCCTTGCTTACTGCGTACACGGACTCAGCCCCAGAGGCCTTGCGCTCCTTAAAGTACAGGGCCTTCTCGGACTTCAGAAACACAGCATTAGCCTGGCCGCTCTGGGCGATCGAGGAGCTCAGGACGTTGTCGACGTAGATTCTGTTCTGCCCGGCCTCACCAGCTACTTTGACCCGACCCAGTTGGGCGATGCCATACACGTTGGCCGTACCGAACCTGGTGCCGCTGTTTGCGTTGACACTGATCGGCGTTGTCCCGAAAGCCCCGATGTTCAGCTTGCCCGCTAGCACCGGGAAATCAGCCGTTGGCCTCAACTTCCCATCGCATTCAAGGGCATCGCTGTACGACCCGTTTGGCCGCAAAATCACATCACCAACCTGCAGGCCTTCGCCGGTAGTGATTAGGCCCGCAAACTCGCTCAAGGTCAGTGCCTGAGAGCTCCCTGGCTTGTGTACGTGCATGCGCATGCTTGGGTCGCCAGACCAGCTTGGCAAGTCACTGATTGTCTTCTTCGAACTCATAAAATAGCTGCTCTAAATCGTCTGTGTGCTCACCCGTGTAGCTGCCTGCTGTCATTTCAAACAGCACTGCATCAACGACAGGGGCTTCGAATAAGTGGGCTTGCTTCGGCGCCAGTCGCAGACCTAAGAGCGCTGCAGGGCCGATGTTTTTGATCATTTGACTGCGTGCACCCAGCAGCTCGCGGTCTCTTCGCCATCCATCAGCCGCACCTGGAGCACGGCGCCACGATCAACGGCAATGAACGACCCACCACGGGCATCGATAGGAGATGAGTCAGTGCTAACAGCGCCGCCAACGCAGACGTGGATCAGCGATTTGCAAAACAGATACGCAGCTTCCGACTCACAAGGCGCAGACACGAGCACGTCAACCCCAGAAAGCTCTTTCCGACCCAGCAACTCAGCCGGAGCAACGATTGGCAACGGCTCTCTCTCGCGGGTCTGGGCAGTGAACAACCCTGGACGCTTAGTCATCCGCAGCAACCTCGACAGCAAGCTTGCGACCCCGACGCTTCGGCTTTTCAGCAACGGGCTCAGGTTCACCAGGAGTAGATTCGACAGTGCCGCCGACGTACAGATACCCCAGGCCAAGCCAGTGCGCTTCTGCTCGCGATCCAGCGTCCACAAACACCCTGTGATCACCCAGCTGCAGTGCATTTACCGATACTTCGGGCTTCATTTTTGTTCTCAAATGCTCGTGTTCCACGTGGAACATATCATGGCGATTAGTTGTTAATGGTAAGAAAAAGGGCCCCGGAGGGCCCAGCCTCTGTCAGTGTCCGCCGAGGCGCAGGGCGCGTTCTGGGCTGACGGTCTTGAGGCCGCACAGTGTTTCAAATTTCCACTGAGTGGATTCTGTGCGAGGCTCGTACCAACGAAGCATCCGGAGCGAGATCCCGGTGCGTGGGTCAGTCATCTGCGCGATGTTCACGCCAGCAGCGTCTTCAGGCACTTCCAGGTTGCGGAAGGCGATCAGGAACGCGGATTTGGTGAAGGCTAGGTCGATCGGGTGATCGCCGAGGACGCTGACAGCAGAACCCGAGGCGATTGCTTCAAGAACTGCTGGGTAGACTGGAACAGCAGCGCCAGTGGTGTCGGCGGTGACTACGAAAGTCTGGTGGCTGCCAGCAACCGAGATCACGTCGCCCTTCAGGAAAGTCGCTCCGTTTACGCCGGCCAGGGCGAGCGTGGTGGAGCCAGCGACAGCCTGAGCAGACAGGGTCATGCCAGCGTTAGCAGCAGCGGAGCCAGCGATGTGATATGGAGCTTGAACGTCTGAGTACAGATCAAACCCATACTTACGACCGATCAGGCCCTGGCTGACCACGTTCGCGTCGCCGCTCTCGTTAATCTTGCTGAACTCCAGCAGCAGGTCTGCTTCGGTGTCCGATGTCAGAACGATGCTGCGACCGTTCAGGATTTTGCGGTTCTGCATTTCCTTCCGAGCGCCGATCAGATCGGACTTGTCGCGGCCAGCGGTCGAAGCCGGGTTGCCCGAGATGTACGGGATGTCCTTGTACAGCGCGAACAGGTTTTTGTTGACGGTACGACCAATTGCGTCAACAGCAGCGGCAGCAGCAGACGGCAGAGTCAGCGAGTTCGCATGCGCCAGGAACTCAGCGTCTTTCATCGCGAACTGCTTGTAAAGGTGACGATCAAGTTTCACGTCCACTTTGCCGGCAGTGATGTCTTCAGACTGCGAGCCAGCCGAATCGGTTGGATGGTCTTCAGCATCCGAGAATTCGATGGGCTTTGCGATTCGGATCGTATCACCGTGATTTTTTGCCTCATCGGCTGTATCGACACTGACAAGATGGGGCATCGTCAGCTGGCCGTAGAGTCGATCGATGGCCAAGGGCAGAATCACCTCGGTCATTAGTGCTTCAGTGTCATTGCCGTGGCGAACAAGGGCCAGGAGCGGGAGCATTGCAGTCATTACTTCACCTGTTTTTATTGTTTTTTTTGGTGATGGATAAGGAGTTTTAACACGGCATCAGCCCACAAGGCGTGATGGTTCCGGCACAACCGGAGGGGCCCGAAAGCCCCGAAGTAGATCAGTTGATGACGATCTCGCCTGAGGCTCTTTTTGCGAGCAAGGCTTTCTTTTCTTCTGCGCTTGCCGCGATCAGGGTGCGTTGCCATTCTGCTGTGCTGATGGCTTTTCCAGCTCCTGTGACGCCTCTGGAGCCGGAACCTGGCATTTGCTTAAAGTAATGCGGTTTCGTGGCCGTTAGCCCGGAAATCCACTCGTCAGGGGTTAGAGGCCTGCCATTTTTCCCGATCGCTACGTTGCCGCTTGGGTCACGAGCCACGAGCTCGCCTGCGTCATTGAGCTGCCATGTGTTGCCTGCAACCGACATCAGGTCATCAAGAGCCGAAGGATGGAAAAACTCGTTCTTGAGCGCCACCTGGCCAATGCTTTGCTTGATCTGGAACTGCTTGAGCTTGAGTCTTTCGCCGTCAACAGCTTTGCGTAGATCTTCTTTCTCAGCCTGTTCAGCTGCCAGCTTCTCTTGCCATGTTGCACTGTTGGCATTGATTCGCTTGTCGAGCAAAGTCTGGAGATCAAGCTTGCCAGCCTTCATTGCTTCCAAGTCATCTTTTTCTTGGATGCCAGACTCAAAGGCCTTCATGCGCTCAGCCAGAGTTTTCTTCTCGTTAAGAAGATCAGCGTTTTTGCTCTTGAGTGGGGTGACTTCCTTCTCTACATGAGCTTTTAAGAAGTCTAGGAAAGCAGGGTTTTCCTGCAAGGCATTGAAGTCGAGTGGTGGTACTTCGTCTTCACCGAATCGAATGAGGCTTACGAGCTTGCTTGCTTGAAACATTAGTCCCCCCAAGGGATTTTGTTTTCTTATTGGTATATCTCATTATATCAATGCCAAACACACAAAGGGGGACAAATGCAAATATTTTTCATGCTTTTTTACGCGCATGGAATTGCTTAAGAAACTGTTGCTCAGATGGCTTAAGTAGGTTGAGTGCATTATAGAAATACTGGCTAGGTACGAAGCGCCCGGTCTGTGCTCTATATAGAACGTTGTGAACAAAACCGGTGTCCAGCATCAGCCTCATGATCTCCAATGCCACCAATTCTTCATTGCCCTGGCTATTAAACGGGACAACTTCATCCAACGCCTCAAATGCCTGGTACAACTCCATGGCCGTCAACTTCCGCTCCGGCTTTCGCCCCGCTGGTAGCTTGTGCAGGTAAAACCGAACCAGCAACATGCCAACGTTAAACTGCGAATTCATCAATGCAGAGGGAATTTGCTCAACGATCAGCTCGTCTTGGTGTTCAGCGAGCTGGTTAAGCAGGCACCGCACAAGCTCGTAATCCCCGGAAATCGGAGCCCCCCGCTGAGTCCCCAGCAGCACCGCTACAGGCCCGATCATCGTCGACAGCTCCAGCAGCATCTCCCGATAACCATCGTCCAGCGGCTTGCTTTTGCCATCAAAGCCCTGGGCCTGCAGGTGATCGGCGATGTCTGCCAGGAGCTGAACTGTCCCCGCTTGCAGCTCGTGCTTGTCCAGATGATGGCGGATGCCTTGGAGCCCTGCCAAGTTGCGGGCTCTGAAGTGTTGAAACACCAGGTCGGCTGCTGGATCACGCATGTCAGTCCTCATTGATCTGGGCTAGAACCTCCCATGTGAGAGCGTCTAGCGTACGGTCGTCAAAAGCATCGACGCGGAACTCATATGTCGTATGCCGATATTTGAAGCGTCCTGATGTGAGCAGGTAACGGGTCATGGCCTTAAAAATCTGCCAGCACCCGTGATCTCCCAGCTCAGCTTCTATGCCCCAGTCGCGAAGGGCCTTCCCACGTTCTCGCCTGAAAAACCCTGAGGCGCCTGGGTAGAAATTCTTGGCTTTGTCGTACCCCCCGCACAGATAGGTTGCGCACAGATGCCGAGTGGACTCGTCGCATACCACCACGGGCTCGACCAAAAATTTTGAGGTCATAAGGGGTCACTCTTTATTATTGTTTTTATGCTTCATTATTACTCATGAGCTGACTAGCAGTCAATATCATGGCAGTTACTAATAGCTTAGATCGGCTACGATATGACCACCGGAGGCGTGTAAACTGGCGCCACGCCATCAGAGCTCACAAGGGTAAAAGGATTTTTGATGATAAAAGTACAGATCGCAGCGCTGGTGTTCGCAACGCTGCCAGCAAGCGCGTTCGCTGAGTCCATTTTCTTGAACTGCCAACAGATTTCTGGGTCAAGTTTCAATATCCCAGATGCCTACAAAGTAGCGCCCAAGAACCCGCGAGAGCAGTTCATTCAAGATGCGCTTGAGCAAGGAATTATCGGCTTGTTTGTCGAGCCACCAAAGACCTGGGAAGTAAATCTCACGGATAAGACGATCATCTCCCCGGAAGAAAGCCACAAAGTATTTTCAGTCACATCAGATTCTGGCAACAAAATCGAAGGGGCCTATCAGACCGGGACATTTATTTCCATTAATAGAATCAGTGGTGTAATGGACTACAGTTTGCCCATCAAAGAGACTGCTAGAAAAACATGGCATGCAGCTCACGGGGGAAACATACCACCAGTGCTCTCTTACAAACTCAACTGCCAGGCCCAAGTCAAGCCGGCTATCTGATCAACGCCTCAAGCGATGCGGAAGATAGCCTTTGAATTCTAGCTGCAACTTCCGTATCACAAAAAGCAGTTTTTCTTAACCAAATTACTTACCAAGGTCAGCTCCAGTTAGATAGTCAATCGACTCAAACTTCCCGACATCCATCAGCCTCTGCCGAAGAACCTGCATGAACTCCTTATCATTCTTCAAAAACTTATCGCACTCCCCTTCGGTCTTGCACTCATCAAGAATCTCTGCACGCTCAGGATTAACCAGGCGATATCGACGAATGAATTCCTCACGCTTTTTGTCATGAAAGCTCTGGATAAGTGATTTCATACTTCCTCCGTAGATCATATCCTTAAACTTACCCATATACCTGAGAGCAAATTTCATAAGAGCCAGTTCGCTACCGCTACGCAGGCCCCAGTAATACTCATCTGCCGCATTTTCCTTGGCAATAAGAATCTTGTCCAGCCTTCCCACAAACCCCTGCCGCCACGCAACCCCAGCAACCTCATTTCCCAGCTCATGAAAGAGCAAGTCCTCATCAGCAATCAAGTCAACCAGCGCCCAAACCTTGTCAAACCCTCGCTCCCGATAATAACTTTCAGGCAACGCCAGGAAATTTGAGTACAAAACAATAATCAGATCCCGCTCAGACTTATATTTCTGGCCATCATAGCGAACATAACCATCATGGGTGTTGAGTAATGCTGGGAATAACCATTGCAAGTATCTAACTACCGACAAACGCATTCTCGCCCCCGGAAGCTTGTTGGAAATAGCCAGCAAGGGCGTTGCAGGCTGCGTCGACATCACTATTTCTTAAACACCAATATAGTTTTCCGGCTAGTGCATCCAGGGCTTCATTACGACCGTGCACTTCGAAGATCCGGCCCACTATAAAATCAAGAAACTCCAGGTCATCTGTGATTGCATTTTGCTCAAGCACTTGATCAAGAGTCGCAGCAAGATACTCAAAATCCCAATCAACAAAAGTTGTGGTTTCAGAAAACGAGTAGACCAGTTCTACATATCTAAACAAATCTATAAACTTGCTAAATTCCATTTGACCAAAGTAGTACTGACCCTTCTCACATCTTACATCTGCTGGCGAGCAGAATCTGATGATGTTTTGTAGGTACATCACAGCCCCAGCTCCGACCCAAACATATATTCGCGCTGCTCAGCACTCATTAATGCAACTCTATTGCGAAGAAAACCCATATCCCCGCCCAAGAGTCGACGTAACTCATCCTCGCTCTCGCAAATTGGGTATAAGTGATAAGCGTGAGGCCTGTCCAACTGCAGTTCTTTTAGAATCAAAGGATGCATCAGATCGAAGATCTCGTTATAGGCCTTCTTCTTGTCAATCCCCAGGCTCACCAGGTCAGCAGAAAACCTTTCCCCGACATCCGCTCCCGCATGAGCAGACTCGTAATTCCCAGATAGAATCCCGGCAATACATTTAACCTGTGAGCGCCTGGAAGAATCGCTATCCCGCTCAGTAGTCAGATATGTGAGCCAGAGCCGTCGAAGTTGATCAAGCCGCTCTTCTCTCAGCAACCCAAGAAATCGCGCAATGAAGTCATTTGGGCCAGTGGCATTAAGAGCTGCAGTTGAGAACGGAGGAGTAAAACTAAGAACTGGCCCGCTCCACACTTTAAACTTAAAACTCACAATCACAGCAACCTCTAGTAGCGACGAGCAGTAGCGATGCACAACGCCATCTGCTGTCTGCAGCTTCAAAAGGTACTGACCACCCTCAAACTTGAAGCCCCCGATCATCGAGTAGCTGTCATAGTTCTCGATTTGGTCGTTAAGCGCACGTTCTAGAAACTCGTGGCTTTCAGCCGAAATGCCCACAAGCCCTTTAGCCCTCGCAAACCACCGCCAAGCCGCGACTTTTGGCTTCAAAAGCTTGAGTAGGAGCCGGTCTTTCGGAGTGATGAAGGTAAGCATGGCCAGCTCTCAATATCATGGCAGTTATTGACAGATTGGCAATTGGGGGTAGGAATGTCAAGGGCTCAGCGGGGGTGCCAGGCCATGGGGTGCTGGGAATTAGGCGGTTTTCAGGCGCTCCAGGCGTTCCTGGGCGATTCTAGAAAGGCAGGCATGAAACTCAGCCAAGCACGCAGCGGCGCACTGCTGTTGCCATTTCGGGAGCTGCTGGAGGTCTGGGCGATCAACAGGCTTCCGGGTGTCTTGCTGTGCTAACCGGAAGCACTCGTCTACGCAGAAATCCTCGACATCAGGGGCGATCTGAAAAAGGAAGTAAGTGCCAGAGGATTGCTCAATAGCGGCTTTTGCGTCTGCGTAGATTTTGCTGATGTTCACGGTGCGCTCTCTTATTGTTATGCCCTGCATAATTCAACTATGCATGTGGAGCAAAAGAGAGCGCAACTAATAGTTATGCTACCACTGATTAAAAGCCAGAATATTTGGCAGATACAAGTGCTGAAGATTATTCGTCTTGAGTTTTTGCGTCCAGAACCAACGTCGTTGCTGCTCAGTTGCTCCAGACCCGCTCCACTCTACAACCACAACACGCCTGGATTGGGCATACGCAGCTATGACGTCGTTCAAATGCAAGTCATCGCCAGAGTAACCAAATACGATGATTTCTTCTGATTCGTTTAGGCAGAAATTCAGGTAGTTCCAGTAAGCTGAGAGAACCATGGAAGCACCAATCACTGACCGCTTATGCCTAACGTGTGTGAGAACAATATGGTCAGAGCCCTCCGGCGAGAATGGATTGAGCTCATGTCGTTCCCGCTTGCGTGCTAGACCATGATGATCGAAAAACAAAGGCGACCCGTGGAGGTGAAGGTAATAGCCGTAATTATTGCCATAGCGTCGTTCTAGGGCTTCTGAGCTAAACCCACCGCCAACCATACCGTCAACAAGCGTGGTATCGAAATACCCAGCCATCAAATTGGCATCGAGAAAGGCCCCGTAGAGGAGTTTGTCGTAATTCAAAGTTGCGACATGGGATTTGGTTGTTCTTACGAAATCAATCAGTGGAGCCAAAAACGCCGGAGGCAGCTCACCGCCGTACAGGTGCAGTCTCGTTGCGACTTTGTGAATGTAGTTTGAGACAGCCACAGGGAACTGCTGACCCTCCTGGGAAAGCCAGTGGACATCCATTCGCTGTGACATGTTAATGCTTGCAAGGGTCTTGCAAGCCGATATGACGAGGTGTAGAGGATCTAGCTGATCCTCTCTCTCAGGTATAGCGCCATTTCCACCAACACACTGACTGATCAGTTGCTTTTGAACGTCAGGAAGCGCTACGGGGTCAGCCCAAACGTCCGCCATGGCATTGGTCAGGGAAAAGTGCCTAGGGTCGAGCGCCATACCCAACCCGTTTCCGAATATCAGTGTCTTCCTTGGCATTACCTGGCTCCAGATTTCTCAGAAGCCAGCATTCTAACTCACTGTAGCCAGCTTTCTACCTGCTGAGCGCCATGCTCACTCTTCCAGGCTTTCAGGGTCGCGTGATTACCACCTTTGGTCTCAACGACCTCATTGGTGTGCGGGTTCACGTAGCGCTTAACTGCTCGTGGTGCACGCGTCGCCTTACGCCCATCAACCTTGCCAGCCCCTACGACACCAGCAGCCGAACTAGCTTTAGGATCGAGGATCGCGATGATGTTGCGCAGACTGTACCCGTACTCCCCGAGCAGCTTGCGCAGTTTGTCTTCAAACTCGAGCTCGCGCTGCAGGGCTTCGCTGCCTTTCAGGGCTTCCAAGGCTTGCAGTTGTTCGGCGATCTGACGTTCCAGGGCTCTGTATTCGGCTGCCTTTGACATCGGTGATGCTCCTTTATAGTAAGTGCTATGAAATCTAATGGCAGCAAAGTCAAAAGGCCAGCTTTATGTAGTCCAGTTGTTGTACGAGTCGAGAATATTTTCTGCCAGGGCTTGCGATACTGGATATGCGTACAGTACATTTTAGGTATGGGGCTGACCCGGACTAATAAGAGAGATTCCAAAAATGCTGCGCAACTCATTCATGATCAACGATGACTTCAGAGCTGATCCGAAAGAAGAATGGATAGTCAACGGCAAGATCAAAGACGTATACATCGTCAAAGAGATACTTCCCGACTATGACCAGCAGTACCTACAGCTCGTAGTACCTGCTCGCTCAACTCGAAGCTCAATCAGAGATATATTCTTCGAGCGCAAAGCAAAGATCGATGAATCCAAGATGTATAACTGACCACACACACCCTGCGGCCCTTGCTTCGGGCCTTTTGTTTTCAAATCCACCTGCAGCACATAATAATAAGAAAGTAGGAAATGAAAGACTTCCCCATTATTCTAGGCGACGGCCTTGAGATCCATCAAATCCAGGAGCTTGTCGGCAGCGATAACGAGTTCTTCAATGCTTATGAGTTGAGATTAAACCTTGGCGAGGGTGTTATAAAAACTCTCAGACGAGGCATTCCAGGGGTAATTAGATGCCTGGGATTGCTCGGCAAACCAGTTGATCAAGGCACAAGGGAGTATCTGGCAAAATTATAAATCAATCGAATAGTTTAACATTCCAATAGCGCCATGTATTAACCCCAAGCTCTTTTCTAGCCTCATCCTTCATCATCCAAAGAAAATTACTTGCATTCTCAAAATCCCCAGTAATACATCCAGTGGTGAACTGGTGGCAATTATCTAGCAATAACCTATAACTACGCTTCTGGCGAGCCATCGATAATGCGCGATCCGCCACACTCGAACACCCCACTGAATTTTTTTCATTACAGGAAACGTAAATATTCATGGCGGTTGTACCTGATATAAAGTACTTGGGCGTTACTATCTCGATCCTTCCTGTACCTGCCAAATTAACAATTCTACCATTACCAATATAAACACCCGAATGCTCAGCCATTCCGAAAGCCAAGTCGCAGTAAACAATGCTACCTATTTTAGGTTCGACAGAGTCCCTGCAGGAATCAACGATGCCTTCTAATATATTAACGAATGGCGACCAGATCATACTTTCCTGCCCAAAAAAAGAACCCCAATTCGTTTTTAGCTTTACTTACACAAAAATAAGCTAGCTAGAACGAAGTCAAAAAGCCACTATCATACAAAATTATGGCAAGCTGACAGGGGCTTGGCAAGATTGCGCAATAGTATCGTCTGATCAAACAGCAGTGTACTCAGTCGCAAGCCGGTCAGCGTTGTCTTCCTGACTGAAGTCATTCCTGAGCACGCCACGTCGTTTCAGCTCAGCCAAGTACTCGAACTGGGACAGGTCGCCGTTGGCACGAGCGGTTGCCAAGGCCTGGAGCTCTTCAGTCGACGCGTTGATTCCGTACTCGGTGTTGATGTCGACGCTGAACGATGCCGCACTTACACGCGAGAACCTGGCCAACATCTCAAATACCTTTGCGATCGCCGACGCTGTTGCGGTTGCCATGGAGGCGATCTGATTGTTGTTTTCGCCGGCATTGAGCGCACGTCCCGTCGCCGTTTCGACAACGCCATTGTTCTGCAGCATCTCGATACCGTAGCTGGCCATGAGACCCTCAAGATCTTGCAGGCTTTGACGCCCCGCATTGATCGCATTCCCCGAGTGCTCTACGAATTTCAAATCACTGCCGGCATTCGCGACGATGGCACTGTCGACCCCAATCTTGATCTCAACACCTTCCTCCACGCCAGACGCGAACAAGATCGGAACGCGAGCAACGTGAAGAATATTGCGCTGATCACTAAATTCCTGCCAGTGAGCCACGTTCATGTGGGCGAGATCGATCATCGGTGGCGGACAGAACAGCGTGCCGCGAGTTTCAGCTGGGTTCGAGTGAATCGGAATGACCGGGATTTCCGACAGACCAAAGTCGCGCCACGGCTCAACCTGGGTGTAGTCAGCACTATCCGACTCCTGGTAGAGGCACCACATTACCTTTCCCCCGGAACGCCTGAACACCCGCACACGGGCCACATTGCGCTCACCCCATTCGCCATCTTCTACAGCGGCGATTTCCGAGATCCTGATCTCCAGCAGGCGACCATCTTCATCAAGCTTGTAGCCCAAGATGTCATCAGCCGACAGCCAATAAACGTAAGGCTGCCCACCGTCGACTGGAGCATCAACACACAAGAACGACGTCCCGTTCCAGAGCGCATCCTGGAACACCACGGACGCCAGGGCAGACACTGAAGTTCCTTTACCATCTATATCCCCAGCAAACAGCTCCGCCAGCTCCGGATGGCTATCAGACGTGACACCCACAGGCCTGGAGAAAGGCTTTGAACTCAAATTCTTCACAACTCGGGCGATGAAATTCGTGAGTACTGAGCGTTTTAGGCGTTTATTGAAGGCGTGCGGGGTCTCTCCGGGCTCTTTTGGTAGGTATTCTTGTCCGGCCTGGCGCATGGCTTCGGTGCCTCCACGGAGGGCACGAATGATCTTGCGATCGGACAGGTACTTCGAGCAGATTTCGCTGCGATCTTGGACTTTCATCGGTCTTTTCGACTCTTATTATGGCGTTTATTTAACTCATTATCCCATGGGAAATGGATGTGTGTGGGCGTTTCCAGGTCAGCCTGTAAGCTAGGGCATCCCATGCATGATCGTCAGGCCCCTTGGCCACGGCATCGAGCTGATCGTCATCGCGCTGCAGGAATGGCAGGGTCTTGATGAGGAATTTAGCGGCTGGAAAGAAGTAAATATGGGGGTTAGTCGGATCTTGAATTTTGGTGGCATGTAGCCGCCCGAACATGAGCTGCGCAGAGGTCACACGGGAGCCAGGGGACTTGTCAGAATTCACAAAGTCGATGCCCTCAGCCTTCAAATCCTTGGCCACTGTGGGTGCATTTCCCTGATCGACCTTTGAGCCGTTGTAGATCTGATTATCTGCAGGCCCAGGAGCAACTTTCTTATGATTGCTCAACACCCCGGTCAGCAGCTTTTCCTCTTTCTGTTTGAGGCGTGCACCGATTTGTCGAGCGGAAAGGAATAACCCAGCATCCGGGCGTGCCTGTTTACCCGTGCGAGGGTCAACTTCAGTGCCGTAATCCTCGCCAATCACCACTAAGCTGCCCTTGGGAGGGCAAAATTCACGATTCCCCACCCGCACAGATTCCCCATTACTCTCGGCAACCCAGAGACAGCAAAATGGGGTGGACTGACCGAAGTCAAAGCACCTGTCCACCTTCCAATTGGCGGGGATGGTGAACGGATCGAGAAACAGGTTTTGTGACCAAACTGGGCCGAACATCGCGCCTGTGTCCACGGCTTCCCAATCGCCCTCAAGCCAGGCTGCGCGCTTGGCAGGATCTGTGAGCTGGGCGAGGTAGTTTCGGATGTAGCCATCGTCGATGTAGTTATTCTGAAAGATTGTTCCGAACAGTGCTGTGCGTTGACGTGTGCCATCGGCGTTGTATGTGATCTCGCCAGGCTTGCGGCCTTCAATGAACCTCTCGTACACCCAGTTGCGGCCTACACCCCAAGGGTTTGTAGTGGAGCGCACTTGAAGTGGCGGAAGTGAAGGTTGAGCTGGTGTTGGCTGATAGGCTGTGCGAAGAGTCGACATGATGGACTCGTAAATTTCATCCGTCGCCCAAGTCGCCAGTTCATCGAATCCAATATAGCTGTACTGATGACCGTGGAACTTCCCATCGTATTCGCGTGGGTGCTTGATGTGTTTGAAAAAAAGAACCTCTCCGGTAGCAAATTTCCAGCAGTACTTTTTTTCGTTCCACACAGCATTTGGAAAAATTCGGGGGATGATCATCTGGGAGGTCTTTACCAAATCCTCCAGAGGCTTGAACTCCAGGCGCATAATAACTCCCCGCCAGTACGCCCCCCAACCCTTACCAACATGCTGCAAAAAGCCCATGATCAGTGCATCAGACTTCCCATTGCCCCTAGAACCATGAAAAAGCACCTCACGCACCAGGTGCTGCGGCTGACCCAACATCAAGAACATCGACTGAGAGCCAGGAAGCGGCTTCCAGATGATGTTCTGCACCGCTTTGGCTAACGGACGCACAGCCTGAAACGCCGTCATGCCCCAAGCCCCGCTTCGCTGTTTGCGCACAAAGCTGTTTTGCTTACAAACACCGCTTCGAGGATGACCATTGAGTCGAGGTCGCGGGGTTGCAGGGCTTTGGGGTCTGGGTCGTGGGCTTGTTGGCCGTCCCAGTACACTGCATGCAGGTTGTAGCCATTGCGGGAGAGGATCGTCAGGATTGCGGGACGGTCTCGGACAACGTCGATGCTGCAGGGGTTGCCGGTGATGCCCAGGTGTTGGTAGAAGGCCTGGAATGTGGCATAGGCTGGATTGAGCCCTAGCGTGATCAGAGCATTGCAAGTGTCCGCAGCGGTTGTGCCGAGCAGGTCTGCCTGAGGCCCGAAGCATTGCAGGGACTGTTCATATTTGATGCTGAGTGCGTTGGCCAAGCTTGCTACGCCGCAGTCAGTTAGGGTTCGTTGCTTGATCATCTGAGAGCTCTTTTGTTCTTTTTTTTGCGAGCTGCATTGCTTGTTGTTGCTGCTGCGCCAAGACCTGTGCGATGTCTTGATCGATCATGGTGGTTGGAATGAGCGCGATACCTGTTCCTGTCTCACCTCCCTCTTGCCTGATCACAATTTCGCGTCTGGCCGGGGCCGCGAACTGGTCGGGGAACATCCTCTGCAGAATGTCGATTGCTACCCGTGGGTCTTGCATTGCCCCCTTTAGAGCTGCGTCGCTGAGCTTCTGGCCAACCTTGGCGCGAGACAGCTCTATGGCGTCCAAAAACTCTAAGAGCAGCTCATCATTAGGGCTGAGGTTTTCCCGATCTGGGTTTCCATCAGAGATGTCTTGAGCGAGAGATTTCCAGTGGTAGTACGTTGATTTGGGCAGGCCGATCGAGCCCACCGCAACCTCTGTCAGCGGGGTCTTTGTTAGCGCAGTAGCCAGGCGCTTGATCAGGTCTCGGGTTAGTGCTCTGGTACCCATGGTCACTCCAGAAACCGCACGCCAAATTTGGCAATCATCAAGGCGTCGGAGATGCCATCGTTGCAGCCGCGAGTGCCATCCTTTTTCAGGCGTTTGCCACGGTAAATTTCGGAAGATTGGAACACCTCGAAAGCGATCTCCCCTATCTGCTCTTTCGACAGCCCAGTGAGGCTCTGCCCGCCTCTCCAAGCCTGGGGACGCTCAAGGCGATACTCAATACCAAGGCACTCTAAAACTGCCCGTACACACCCGTAGCCGTCGCCAAAACTGAAAGCCCCCACGGCCCCTTCACCTGGCCTCGTGCCAACAAGCTCCAGCACCGCCAGGTCAATTTTGAATTGAGAAAGCCGAGCGAAGAGTGCCCCGGCATCAACTTTGTTCTTACCACCAATGTCTTTCACGGGCATGCGAAAGCAATCAACGAGTTGGAAGCACTCGTCAATTACTGCAATACCACCTGAAAGACCTGGATCGATACCAAGGATATGTCGCATGGGGACTGACTTTATTATTTTTATTGTACAGTCATTGTAACACTTGCTGATTGTTGTTTGTGCGCAAAAAAGCCTGAATGGCTATTCATTCCGTCTGCGCTGAGTTGCTCTTTCAGAGACGGCAGATTACGTCCGAAGTTTTGAACAAGCCATTTGTAACGATCGGACTTCCGGAAAGCGGCTTCTTGGCCTTCATAGCAATAGTCGAAGCCTTGCTTTTTAGCCCAGTCCTCCATCGTCATTGAAGTGCCATCAACACGAGGCTTAACCCACGGGCATTTGATATTGCGATTTGAAAAGATGAATACGATGTGAATATGGTTCTGCTTCGCGGCACAGATGTATTTCCTGGCTGTTTCAAGATCCGCGATTACACCTTTGCCTTCGTAAACAATGCGATCATTCAGAGGATCGATCCAGTCTGGCTGATAGCTATGCTCAACATAGTAAGGAATTTTGTAAGCGGAAGGCTCGTAATCGAAGCCCTTCATACCGCCGAAGTGTCCCATTCTGAATTCACTCCAGCTCCGATATGGGCGCGGGTAGCGAGGCAGGTCTGGAGTCTTGATGATTGATTCACCATCCTCAAACTTGCGCTGGTATGCCTGACGATTGTAGTCATTCCAGGAGAAGGCTTGCTCGACTTCGTAGCACGCATCAGCACAAAGTTTGAGGAGCTCGTTGTCGACGTTGAGATAGCCATGCGGCTTCTGGAAGTGCTTGGCGTATGAATCTGATTTAAAGATATCAGCAATCTTCTGCGGATCTAGACCTTTCACAATGCACTCTCTTATTATTATGTGCTGCTATGATCTTATTATCGTAAATGAGCAAAACCTGGCGCAACACCTAATTGCGCCTTTTATTCGATTATCTTAATTCTTTCTTGTGTCGGACAACTTGCTGTGAATTAGGGGCATCCTTGCCCCCAGGCAATCTCCTAAAGCCCTGTGTATTCTTTCATTTGCTCAAGGGACTTAGGATCAATGATGTAGTAGTACCCTGACTTACCGCCATCCTTCCGCTTTGTTTTCAAACCGTGCAGAGACATGATTTCGGAAATTGCGCCTTGTTTACTGCGATCGCTCACGCTGCCGGTGTTCTTGGGCATTTTGAATCCAGCAAGGATTGCTTCGTGCCTCACAGCGTTGATTCGGTCGTAGAGGGCAACTGAATCAGCTGGAGTCCAGATGTCATTGATAAGGCCATTGTGAAGCTCCTGGACAAGCTCTTCGAATTGAGTGGCTGGCTCGCCGAAGAGCTTGCGGTAGTTGTCCAGCTTTATCTGTCCGATGCCTTCACCCCAAAACTGAGCATCATTGAAACTCAGCTCCTTGCGTTTCAGGCCTTTCTGAGCCTGGTACCGGACTGCAGCAAAGTGCTCGGCCTCGGAGTTGGAACCGATCTTTTGGGTGCGCTTGGCTTGAGCCTCAGTTGCTGCTGTGGCGTTCAGGAGGGTCAAGGCAGTGTCCTTCTTCACTGCTCTGCGACCAGCGCTGTTCGCTTTGAAGCCTTCGATGCCAAGGTCGTTGTCGTTTGGGATCATTTCCAATTGGAAGCCCTGGCGTTTCAGCTCGTAAGGCAAGGTCAGCTGGATGTTGTCGCGGAGCCAGCCAGTGCGGGTCATGTGGGCTTTACGAGCTTCATCAAAGGTGGATTTGGCAGAGGCGTCAAACTCGACTTGGGCGATCTCTTCCCGCTTGTTTTGAGGGTTGCGGAGGCCAATCACGAACTCGCAGGCGGTGCGGTCACGGCGCATCATCTGAATTGCTGAGCGTGGTGTGACAGAGCCCTCAAACAAGCCGTAGTGGGCCTGGAAATGGCCACTGGTGATGCTCAGGGCCGAGGTGATTGCAGGTGAATAAATTACCACCTGGTGGGCTGCGGTATTGGGATTGCTGATGAAGGCTGCCTGAGCTGGCCAGCCTGCAGATTTGCTGGTGATGACCAAAGGGGCAATGCCGGTCTTTTCGAGGACTTTGCCCAGGGCCTCGGCGTCACGAGCGATGTCGATGGCGATCAGGGTGTTCTGGCCTGCCTGGGCTGCAGAGAGGGCCATGGCACGCACTTGGTCGAGAGCGCCAATCTTGCAGCTTACGTCAGTGTGAGCCTGATCAATCTCGAAGCAGTGGATGAACTCCTTACCTTTTTTGATCAGAGCCAGACATTCGTCGTTGACGTCAGCGTCTGCAAAAACAACTGATTTTGCGTTGTGTACGACTTCCTTCAGAGTGTTCCAGACGACTTCGCGCTGCTGCACAGAGCCTTCAAAAACGTGATCGAGCACTTGGGCCGCTTCGTCGATTACCAACAGATCAACGTCTTTAATGAAATCGTCAAATTTTGCACTGATGAGTGAGTTGGCCACGACTTTGAGGCCGCGAGTATTTTGCATCTGACCGGGCTGTACATCTTCGTAGTCAACGAGCCCTGGGATGTCGAGGCTTTTGATGATCGAGCGACGGTGGGAGATCACCAAAACCTTTTTGTCGGCTGCCAGGAAGTCTTGGATGCAGGGGTTGATGACGAGCGAGCTTTTGCCCCAGCCGGTGGGGCACTTGATCAGGGCGCGGCGGTTACGGCGTAGAAGAACCGAGCGGAGCCAGGACGCGGAAACTGGCTTATGGACTACAGGGAAGTCATGGCTATCGCTTTTTGAATCGAAGAATGCCTGGACTCGGAGCGATTTATCAGCAATGGCCATGGCGCATTCTGTCTCATTTTTTCCAGAGACAGAGGCCAAGCGCTGAATTGCAACTGCTTTATCTCCAGAAATATATGTGTCCCGAGCCAATTCGTAAGCAGCTTTACTGAAATTGCTTTCAGTCATCTCGTTTTTGAGCACGAGCAGTGCAACGTCAGACCTGTTCAGTTGATAGACGTTGTCTGTGATTTTCCCAGAGAGAGGATCGTAAAGGCCAGATGCGGTTTTGAATGCCGCTTCAACTGCTTGGCTTGCAGAGCTAGAGATACTCACCAGTCTTTTAAGGCTTGGATATTCGCTCTTAATGTACTGCGTAGAATCTGTTAGATCATCAGCCATAACAGTTTGGAATCCATTGATTGGAAAATCCATCCCGATAATGACCGTGTTGCCAGCGCCAGTGATATTTTGTTCGACCTGATGCATTTCGATTTTCTCTCAGTATTGTTGTCGTGCTTCTGTGCACATTTGTATTGTTGAATATGAGCAAAAGACCATGCAACACCTTTTTGGGTTGACACTCGGGCACATTGAGGTATGCAAGTAACGCTCGGTTGATCGAGGGGTATCAAGGTAACGCCGGGGTGATTTCGGCTGCGCAAAAATGAGGCTCGGGAGTGAAGCGTAACGCAGTGTTGTGATTTTAGTTTTTCTTAACCAAAACAGTTGCCAGCCTTATTAGCCTGGTGTTTTCTATCAGCAACCACCTTCAACCGTCCCTTTCCTTTTATAAAAGGAGAGACCCGTTGAGGGTAAGCAGGGTTTGATTGGCTAAGAAAAACGGAAGTAGATTTCCTTTCGTATACCTCCACTTCCGGAATCGACAAGCGAAATAGGTGTTGCACTGGCTTTTGCTCATATACAACACTATGAATGTGCGAGAGAGCACAACATAACAAGAGAGACCATCATGACCACAAGAGCAATTAAATTCGCAACTCAGAACACTGCTGAAACTCGCTACGTACAAAATCGCGAGGCCCAGTCGTTCCGCCAGTTCTACAACCATTTACTTCTAAATCAGCGCATGAGCGATCTAAAGGATGGGCCTACCTTTACGCCATCTTTTTTCCGCGCCCCTGAGAGAAACATGGAGAATGTGATTGCGACAAGCATGGTGATCTTTGACGTTGATCAAAAACCAGAAGATGACCTTGTCAGCCTTGAAGAAGTTGAAGATGCCCTGATTGATCTAGGCCTTGAGCATGCTGTCTACACCTCATACAGCAGCTCCGCCGAATGCCCGCGCTTTCGAATCGTGCTTCCGCTTGATCGGGCGATCTACCCAGATGAATTTCTGACTGTATCCGCTGCAGCCCTTGAGGCCTTGGACGAGTTCCTCGATGGTCGACTGCTGAAGGTCATAGACGGTTGCTGGAGAGAGACAGCCCGCTGCTACTACACGTTCACAACGCACCCTGAGCGTCGCAAAGGCGCTATCAGCTTCTACAACCCCGGCGAGCCCCTGAACGTCCTAGACCTCAAGCTGGCTCAAAGTAGCTATGGCATCGACGCTCAATACAGCAAGACTATAAAACCCCGCACCCCCGGCACTGCAGTCGGCGCAGCAGGCCGCAGCTTCGAGCTCAATCGCATCCTGGGTGGCCTGTTCCGCTCCGCCAACGAAGACCAGATCGTTCAAAAAATCTTGGAGGTCGATCAGGAGCAGAATAACGGAAACGAATACTTCCTCGATCAATCCTATGCCCGTCACAAACCACGCCCTGGCGAAAGCAAAGACGCCGCAGCACTCCGCGCATGCCGCTCCTGGGTCAGGTCTCATCTAAACTGGCTGCGCCGCAAAGCCCGTGGAATCGACACCGCGATCGTCATCCGCAAAGCACAGAGCAAAGCGCCAATGCCGGGACATGACGCCTGGGTCAGACTAAAAGACTTTAAGCCGGGCAAGACCAAGGCAGGCGGAGAAACAGCGCTGGCAGAGTTCGAAATCGTCTCCGGAGAGCACGCCGGCAGGCACGTCTGGCACCGTTTCTACAGCCAGGGCAACCCCCAACAGCCATCAAAATCAGCAATGAGATGCTCGAAAAACTCAAGACCGCCGCTAAGCTCCCGAGCACCAAGTTCACAGACGTTTTGAAAGCAAAAGATGTGATCGTCCACGCTCGGATCAAGCTCAAAGCTGGTGCTAATGGCTTTGCAGATCAAAACGAAATCGGGACGTTCTTCACACAGCCCTTGTCGTGATATGGTCGGCCAGCCTGAGGTGCCATCATGTGCTGGCCCCATCCCACGAGACCTTGGAAATGGATATTCGCTTCTTCTTCGAACAACGCCTAGCCTTTATTAAGCAGCTGTACCTAAATGGATCTGCGCCCTTCGACGAGCGCAAGCGGAAGATCGAGAACGAAGAAGATCCATTCATCCCGCCGTATAGCGAAGATGGAGAGCCGGCGTTCATAACTGAGTGGATAGAAGCCGATGCCTCCATTCAAGTTCTAGGTAGCTCATGCCTATCAATGCTTTCAGCTGCTCTGCATCTGTACTTGACTGAGTGGCACAGCCTGTTGGGAACGCCGCCAGGCCCATCGCTTAATTCGGTTTTCAAAAATAAAGGCTGGCCAAACGGTTACAGGGCGTTCTACGAAGCACATGGCTCTGATAGCTTCGGCACTGGGCCATTCAATTTTGATCTGATCGTGGAACTCGTACTAGCACGTAACAGCATTCAGCACCCTGACTCCCTGATATTCGATACGTACCGATACACTGATGAAGACCTGGCCAAGATGCCGAGCCCATTTTTCATCAGTGATCGCGAGAAGGAGATTTCCGAGGAGTTAACTGAGGAAGGCCGCACCTGGCTGACAAGACCGCATATTCACATCGACACTGAGAAGTTCCACCATGCACTTTCGCAGCTGTCCGCCTTTGTCGAATGGCTTGAGAAGCAAGGGGAGACGATCATGTATAAACGATGGCAGGCTCGAAACCCCGATCGCCCGACACCCCCTGATTCCGTCCCGCCTTTATTCTGAACGCTCAGCCCCTCCGGGGGCTTTTTCACCCCGACAGCCCTTGCCACTAAACTACTTTAAGTTATACAGCAGATCACACTATTGCTTTCAAAAAAGCGCATTGAGATAATGACATGACAGAATAATAAGAAAGCGGAGTTATACCATGTTTGATACAGCCGAAGTCACAAGCAAGGAAATTGAACAGCTGCGTATCGGCAAGCTGCCAGTGACCACTGCCAATCTCATTTACAAAGCCGCCATTCAGCTACCTGAGGAATTAGGGGAGTATTTCCTCAACGACTCATTCAACTGCCTTTTTACAAAAGATGCGAAAGGGAATCCTTGCCCCAGCGCAGTGTATAGGTATGAGCTCGTATCTAGGAATATGCAGCATCCTAGGTACTTCGAGATTTCGATTTACAATCAGGCAGGGAACGTTGGCCTGCATAATGTGCTAATCAACAAGTCCGGCCTGGATATTTTAGCCGGGGTATAAAATCTTTGGCTTTGCGCGCAAACCCACCAAACTTTGCACTCAAAAACCCAACAGCTTTTGATTTATCCCCACATACAGCATTGCGGCAGTGGTAATATAAAGATGTAGGCAGTTCCTCTCTCTTTCTGCCTATGCCTCTATTGTTATGTACTGCCAGCCCTGGCCGGGCCTCTCTCTCCTGGCTGGGGCTTTTTTATGTTGCCAATTTGCCAATTTCGTTACCATTCGTCAGAGAAAGTAATGAGAGAAAGTTGGGGCAGTGTCAGACAACTCCCGGAATTGCTGGGGTTGCTGGGAGTGGTTGTCTGACACTGGGTATTAGTACACTTAGTTGATTATTTCCCGACGGTTTACAGGGATATTGATTGCTCTTAGCCTTGTTCATGTCGGTTGACGACACAACAGAAAAGAGAGCGAAACGATGGGGATGTACGAGCGGATTCCAAACGACCTGATCACCGCCAGCGAAGCTGCAGAGGTGCTGGGTGTCAGCGTCAACACTCTAAAGACCTGGCGTGCCAGGAATCCGAATTTGGGTTACTTCCGTGGCCACAATCGCGACATTCGCTACTCGCTCAAGGAGTGCCAGCAGTACTACCGCCGCTCGTTCCAGCGCGTTGTGCCTGGGTCTGGGCCACAATGATCCGCCCACCTACTCGACATTTTATTATCAAAAATGATAGTTTTTTGTTGAGTAGAATGAGGGCATGTGATGAATCGAAAGCTGTTGCTGGAATCCTGCAAAACGCTGGCTGCTGCCGGCGTCTGGTGTGTTCCTGAGTCCACCCTCATTGGTTTTGCAGGCTATCCAGATAAAGCCTACTTCCGCGTGGCTATGACCAGGCATGCACGAGCCGGAGTGATCGAGCGCATTGCCCCCAAGCTTTATACCAATCCCTTCCTGCGCCCGCCTGCAGCCGGGCTGTTTCGCTTAACCAATTTTCTCAGACCTGCTGACACCTTCTATCTCAGTTGCGAATCAGTTCTGAGTGAATGCGGGTGGATCAGCCAACTGCCTTTCTGCCTAACCTTCGTAACTACTGGCCGAAGCTATCGATACAGCACTGCGCTTGGTGACATCGACTTCGTACACACTGAAGAAGATCCCAGCGCCTGGTGTGGCCACATCACCAGAAATGAAGACAGGCAGATCTGGGAGGCCACTCCCGAAAAGGCCCTAGCAGATCTCAAGCGATACAGGCGCAACCTTGACCTCGTTCTGCCAGAATCCGAGCGCTCAGATTAGCCACAAGCCCCGGCATGGAATATTATCCCCGATATTTGCATCAGGGGCCGCACCATGGCAAAGCCATCCGGAATCGAGCTAAAGCGAAATCAGCTCGCACGACTCAAAGCCAATCTCGATGAGTGCGGGTACAAACTCGCTGAGCCCCTGGCTGTGGACGATCCCCATACAGCGATTTTGCGCGCAAACGCGCTGTCCCAGCGCCTCAGCCTAGGGATGCTGATTTCGAAGGGAGGTGAGACGAAAGCAGCTCTCTCAAAGCAGCTTGCGCAGCTTCCCGCAGTGCATGACGTGTTCGCGTTTCAGAAAGCCCCAGAAGTCCATCTGCGAGTTGGAAAGATTGCGAAGTCGGATGAGCAAGCCTACGTCGAAATGGTCGCTGAATTCACCCGAGAGCTTGAGGAGCTGAATGTCCTTGAGGTTGAGCAGGGAGAGGAGATATCAACACCTGAGTCGATATCCCAGAGGATCGAGTCAGCGCCGAAAATTGGCAGGCCATCAAAGACCCCTCTCGAAAATCTAGATCGGGGCTTGGCAGAAAACTACGGCATAGCCCGCCTAGCTTTAGCGAAAGCCATGATCAACGAAGAGAACCCAAGATCGATGGGCCGTCCTGCACGGACGGTGGCTCAGGTTGAAGCGGACTACGCCAAGCGCAAACAAGATTTGGACAGCTCGATCACAGACCTAGAATCCAAGCTCAAAGGCGTGGAGATCCATGATAGGGCCAGCAAGATTTACAGAGACGTGCTAGCCCAATTTAAGAGGCTTGTGAAGGAGCTTGGAGGGGTCGACCAGATCGAAGCTAGGTCGGAAGTCACACGCTTGGAAAGCCACCTAAAATTCCTTAAAGCGGATCGCAAGCGCTACATCGAGCTCGGCGAGCCCGATCTCCCCTTAGAGCATCACAACTCCCCACGCCTCCACCTGCTGTCAGCAAAGACAGAGCTGGCAGCCGTCCGCGACGTGTACGACCAGCTGACACTTCCGAGAGAGATTAAGCGCCTGAAGGATATCGAGGCCAAGAAATCCAAGTAGTCCCCAGCAGCTCCAGCTCCCAGGCAGCTTTGTTCCCAAACACCCCGCCAGGCAGCTCCTGGAAGGTTGGATTTGTGGGCAGCTAGAGCCAAATCGACAGGATGTACAGAATCATCACGAAGACAAACAGACGACGACACCAATTTTTGATGGTTTCCATTTTCGATCTCCAATAGACATATTATGGCATTTATTAACGCATGATTCCGCTTGTCGTGCAATGCCAATGCCCCGGTTTTGCTGGGGATTTCTCAGTTTTCCCTCACGCGGGGCTGAATTAGTACACCAAGTGTATTTTCAGTAAATTGCCAATTTGTCAATGGTACTGATGACTTTTTCCGACAGGCGGTATTGCCAGAAATTCGATTTGCCAACATATTGATTGGCATGGGGCTGCGTGGTGTTGCCCGTTGTGAGCACTGGAATGAGAGATGAATGCGTGCGTGAATGTCGAAGAGTTTGAGCTAGCTATCGATGGTGCAGCTGCGGAGCGGGAGCGTGCGAGGCTTGCGGAGTCCCTTGGCTATCTGACAGAAACCCAGGTTGCGATGCTCGCTGGCGTTAAAAAGTCGACGCTAGAATCATGGAGGAAGCGAGCGAAAGGGCCCGACTCTATTCTCTTCGGAAACGAGCCCCTTTACTCGAAGGCAGACGTTAAAGGCTATTTCGACAGTCTTGCTCAAGCTAAATCAGACCGTAGTCACATCCGAGCCGCTTTGTGAGACATCTTCGCCGGCTCTGCGAAGAGCCTTTCTGCGTTCGATCAGGTGAACTGACTCAGCTTTGATATGTGTGTAACGACGCAACATTTTCCAGTCTTTGTGCCCGGTAAACAGGGAGACTGACTCGATGTCGAGCTCTCGTGTGAATAGGTCAGTTGCGGCTGTGTGCCGTAGATCGTGGAATCTCAAGTCTTCAATACCAGTTGCTTTGCAGGCGCGGGTGAATGAAGCGCTAACTGACCTTGGAGCGTACGGAAACAGTCTTCCAGTCTCCCTACCATTTATAGCCTTGTTAATCGGCTCAACGAAGTCATCTAGCACCGGCACTTCACCGTGATTACCCATTTTCTCGGTCGGATGCTTTCTATCTCGCACGAGCATCACTCTACGCTCCAGATCAATGTCCTCAATTCTGAGCATGCAGATTTCTTCTTGTCTAAGCGAAGTCAGCAGAGCAAATTCGATGACTGCAATCATGTCGATCGTGTTTCTCTTCATCTTTTGATAATGCTCACAAAGCTTGCTCAGCTCGCTCGGGCTCGCGACTCTGGTGCGCTCGTTGGAACGTACTTTGAGCCCCCGTCTTGCGAGTGAGCGTCGAACGTCAAGGGTGATGTCGGGATCTAAATTGAGGTTTCTGACGTAGCGGGCCCAGCTGAGCACAGCTCTGAGATAGGCGAGGTCAACAGCAATAGTGACCCCACCCGCCCCCTCCTTGACTCGACGATCAACGAAGTCTCGAACGACAGCTTCGCTCAGAGCCCGCAGCTTGACGTGCCCAATCTTGGCTTTCAGCGACTTCAGGACAGCTTTCTTGTTCTTTCCAAACGCCTTCACGCCGCCAACATGTTCTTCGTAGACGCTGACGAGATCTTCGAAATTGGCATTCTTCGGCGGATCAATGTAGTCGCCATTCGTAGAGAGCTTGAGCTGCTGCTCGATCTCTTTGGCCCATTTTCTGGCGTTTTTTTCGAGATCGAAGGTCTGTGCCCTGTAGAATCCTCCGATCCTCACCTGCGCCCTGACTTTGCCAGAGGGAAGCTTTGTGAACGTAGCCAT